TATCCTGGAATATCATATGGTCCTAGTGTATTATTCCAATTACCATAATTATTTGCATAACAGCAATCAATTAACATTTTTGAAAATTGAACTTGACCACCCCATACTTTACTGTATGGATTTTGATGCAATACTTTGATAGCAAAGTTAGAAACATATAATCGTAATCTATTATGCATATAACCAGTTTGAATAAGTTGTCGAACACCACAATCAATTATTGGAAAACCAGTATTACCAGACCATAATGCTTTTGCTTCTTTGATACTATCTTTCCATTTAACATCAGGGAAAAAATCATCACTAAAATGATATTTATTATAATTAAATCTGGATAAAATAAAAAAGAATTGACGCCAGTATAATTGACGAATTAAAGGTGTTAATTTATTCTTTTTCATACTTTCATATACTTCAACAATAGATACGCAACCAAATTTCAAATAAGTAGATAAAAATGTAGTATTGTAAATAAGTAAATCACGTTTTGTTTCATAATCTTTAAATTTAGGTAAATTATGTAATATTTTTAATGCATTTGTACGACCACCTTTAACGAGAGTGTTTGTATCTTTATCATAAAAATGATGAATATCTTTTTTATATGTAAAATCAATAGTTTTATTTTTTATAAAATTTGTAGGTTTTTTTACAATATCCCTTACATCTATTTTAATACCATGTTTGTAAAATGCACCAAATACTTTATATATAGAATCTTTATTAAGATATAATTCCATTTTGTTTAAACAATTATCATCCATATATTTTATTATTTCTACATCATGTTTTTTACATACATCATCCATTAATTTATCTCTTTCTAAAGAATATTTACTAAAATCTGCATTATAGGAAACATGTGTTGGTTTTAATGATTTTATTAATTTTTCTAATATATCACTTGGTGTACCATAAAAATAATATAATTTAATATTATCATTGAGATCATCTAATGATTCGATCATAATTTTTACAGCAGGATCAGAACGATAATTACTATTTTCATTTGTATTATTTATTTGAAATGGATCAAATATAAAAATAGGTAAAATAGAGGTAACTTGTTTGGATAATAAATGTAATGCTACGTTATCTTCAATACGTAAATCTCTACGAAATATATGAATACCAATATTTGAATTGCTCATTATAATATATTCAAGAAAATAAAAATATAAAAAAATAAACATATTACATTATAATAATATGCAAATTAATAAAGATATTATAAAAATATTATCAGAATTCACGGTTCCATTAAGAACTATTAAAAAAGTACATTATAAAAATTATAGATATTTATTACCTACAACAGTAAATCAATTTGTAATAAATAAAAAATATAAAAAAAATAATGTATCATATGATCTCTATGGATGGAAAGATGATGTTTTGATTGATATATATCCAACATATAAAAATATTTTGGTAAAAGAAGAATTGCCAATTAAATGGTCAAAATATATTCATGATGTATGTGAAGCAACAAAAATCACTAAATTTTGCTTATTGATTTACGATATGAAATCTAAAAAATTTTGTAATGTTCTTCATTATAGTAATGATCCTATATATAAAATTAAATGTAATCACACAATTACAGATAATTGGATAAAAGCAACAGGATTAAAAAATTATATGATGAATGATCCATTATTAGATGTATTAACTAGAAAAAGAAAATTATCAAATATATCAAAGAATAAAAATTATCAAGAACATGATTCAGATACAATAGAAAGAATGACAATGGGTAATGATTATGAAAGAGATATTATTGATCAATTAATACAAAAATATTATATATATTTTATAAAAATAGGAGAGAGTTATCAAGCGAGAGATGTTGAAAAATATAAAAATACATTAATTGCAATGAAAAAAGGAATGCCAATTATTCATCAAGCAGTATTACATAATAAAGAGAATGAAACATTTGGTTGTGTAGATTTATTAATTCGTGCAGATTGGATTGAAAAGATATTTAATATGAATTATCCATATAATTATACATCAGGAACAAAAACAAATACATGTCATTATGTAATAGTAGATATAAAATATCATAGGTTGCAATTTAATGTTGATAATATTACAGTACGTAATGAAGGAATGATACATGTATTTAAATCACAATTATGTGTATATAATACAATATTAGGACATATGCAAGGATATTTACCCAAAAATGCATATATATTGGGTAGAGGATGGAAACAACAAAGAATAGAAAAGGGGAATGTAATTATTAGAAAAAATAAAGATCCCTTTGATAAACTGGGGGTTATTGATTTTAATGAAAGAGATAATAATATATTGGTTAAAACTGAAGAAGGATGTAAATGGTTACATGAATTGAATAATTCGAATATTAATGAGATTAATGAAAATGAATATTATCCAAATATGAATAATCAATATGATCAACCATATAAAAAAAGAAAAATAGATATTGCAGAAGAAAATAAAGAATTAACATTGATAGGGTATGTTGGTGTTAAAAATAGGAATATTGGTATTAAAAATAATATAGATAATTATTTAGATGAAAATATAACTGCAGAAAAATTAGGTTTTACAGGTAAAACATGTGAGATTGTGAATGTATTATTAAAAAATCAAAAATTGGATAAACCAATTAAAGGAAATTATAAATTACCGGAAATGTGTGTACCAACAGAAAGTGAATTATATTTAGATTTTGAATATATGTATTCATTTGATGAAGATGAAAACATACCATATTTATGTGGTATAGGATATATAAAAAATGATAAATGGGAATTTGAGTATGTATTATTAAAAGATATTACATTCGATTCAAGAGAAGTTATGTGTAAACAGATAATAGAAATAATAAATAAGAATAAGACAAAACGGATACATATATGGTCAAATGTAGATAAACGTATATTGATGAATCAATGTAAAAAATTTAATTTAGAAAGTACATTACAAAATAATATAGATTGGTTGGATGTATATAAATTTTGTGTTGATAATAAAATTAATTTTAAGGATGCAAGAAGATATGGATTAAAAGAGATCGGAAGAGTATTGTATAAAAATAAATTAACAGATATTGAGTGGAAAGATAATTTAATTGGTTCATCTGCAGGAGTTAGACAGCATTATTATAATAATAAAAAATGGGATAATAGCAATGTAATAAAATATAATGAGATTGATTGTAAAATGGTTTATGAAGTTATGAGAAATTTAAAAAAATATCAAAACTAAAAATATTTTATATATAATATATATGAGTAAAAATATGAATTATTATGAATTATCAGCTTCTGATAAAAATATAAATATAGGTGAAAAATCAATACAAAAAAAATTATATAAATCAAGTGATTCTAATAATTTTAAGAATAATTATTTTAATGAAGGAATTGCATTAGATGATAAAAATGATTATAAAATATTGATGAATGAAAATATACCAGGACCAGTGAAAAATACATGGAGAAAATTAAAAGAAAAAATTAAATTTATACAGCAACAAAATAAATTAAATACAATTTATATTAATGATTATTTACAACGAGATAATAATTATGAAACAATGAATTTTATAAAATATACATGGGAAGATATAAAAGTGTATAATTTGTCAAATGAGATATTAAATATATTTAAATTAAAATTAATAGAACTATCAAATTTAATACAAAAATAATATTTTTATATGATTAATTAATATAAAAATATTTTTATAAGACTCGTATTAAAACAATAAATACAAGAATAATAGATAATATGATAATTAATTTGTGATTGTCAGTTATTTCAGCATCATGTAATGATGTGTAAGGCCACATTTTTCTTAATGATTTTTGTAATTGTGAATCAAGTTCAGGGGTCCATGCAGTATATACATAAATACCAAGAGTACCAATTAAAATAATTAATAAAATAATATCTAATGTACTTTTTCCATTACCAAAATGTTCTTTTCTTTTTCTACCAAAATGTTCTTTTTGTAGAGCAATAGTATTTTTAGTATTAGTAATATCTTTCATAAATTTTCGAATACTATCTTTTAAAAATTTTTGTTGAGGATTATTATTAACGTTTTTAAAAGATTCAATTGGTATATATGCAATTGGTTTTTCAACAGTTGGCATTGGGTTTTGTACAGTTGGCATAGGGTTTTGTACAGATGGCATAGGGTTTTGTACATTTGGCATTGGTTTATGTACATTTGATGTAAAAGATTCAATAGGTGTAGGTGGTATTACAGTAGGTACGGGAACTTTAAGTTGTGTATTTACAGGTGATAAATTATTTGATATTACATTATCTACAGGCATAAAATTTGAATTATTTGGTTGATTTAAAGTTGATGATAAATTAATATCTGCACCCATAGATGCAGATACAATGGGTACTACATTGTTAACATTTTGTGTAGGTAATACAGATGGTATAGATACAGGTACTACATTATTTGTATTACTAGTAACTGGATTTGTTATAGGACCTAATTGATTAGCTAATATAGAATCAACAGATGAAAATGTAGGCTGTGTTGTAAAAATTGCGGATGGTGTAGATACAAAGTCAACATCTGCTACAGTAGAATAATTAGCGGAGTATGGAGTAGGTTCAGGGCATGGTTGAACATTTGATGAATCTGACATCTTTAATATAATATAGAAAGAAATAAATATCACAAGTAAATATTTTTAACAATTTATCTAAAGATTTTTACATATATTTTTTCATACATAATATATGAAAAAACTAGAAAATATTAATTATATTAATTCATCATGGAATAATATTTTACATCTAAAACTTTATAAGAAAATAGTAAAAGTATTAAATGTTACAAAAATAATACCAAATATTAAATGTTTATTAATACCATTTTCTTATTTTACATTATCTGAATTAAAAATAGTAATATTAGGTCAAGATCCATATCCAAATGAAAATTTAGCAACAGGATTGGCATTTAGTGTACCTAAAAATGAACGTATACCTGCGACATTATCGAATATTTTTAAAGAAATAAATATTGAATATGATAATAAATATAATTTTACAAATGGAGATTTAACAAAATGGGCAAGTAGAGAAAAGATATTATTATTAAATACATCTTTAACAACATTAAAATCAAAAGATGAAAAAGAATATAATATATATCACAAAATATGGGAAATATATACAGATATTATAATACAGGAAATATCAAATAATACTAAAAATGTATGTTTTGTATTATTTGGTAATAATGCTCATAAAAAACGAAAATTAATTGATGAATCTAAACATTATATTGTAGAATCTATTCATCCTTCGCCACAAATTTCATACAGTGGATTTTTTAATAGTAATATATTTAAAAAAATAGAATCTTATGTAGGATCAGTTAATTGGCAAAATTAATAAATATTTTTTTCTCTAAACCACATATTTAAAGCATATTTACGAGTATCAATTAATATTTCTTCACCTGTATGTAATGTATCCCAATTTAGATTACCATCATTTATACTTTCAAAATAAATTGCATCATTTGCTTTTGGTTTAACTCGAATATCTAATTTAGGAAAATATGTACCACCTCCTGCATTCTCTGGAACATCGTTTAAATATACCAATATAGTTTTATTTCGATTACCATAACGTATTACTTCAGGTGAATCTGAACTAAAGAAATCATAATGAGGTACATATTTCTGGCCTTTTTCGTATACAACTACTTGTAATGGTTCTAATTGTTTAATATCCGAATTTACAAAATCTGAACCACGTTGTTCAATATTTTTGATTATTGCATCTTTATGCCGATTAAGATGTGCAGTATTTGATGATCGAACTTCTGTTTTTAAAGCAGTAGGATTACTATTTGAATCTATTGTTGATGGTTTTTTTAATTCATCTGCTAATTTTATAAGATGACTTGCTTCGTCATTTGATAGAAAATCATGAATATATATGATTTTAGGATTATCACTTAGTACTGTTGTTTTATATTGTTGATCAATATTTTTAATATTTGTATTTGTAAAATCTTGTTGTAATGATAATGTTAGTATAATAATACTAATTATAAGTAAAAATATAGTTATACCTAAAAATATATAAGAATGATTTTTATTAGTAATATTATCCATACATTCAGTTAATATATTTTTTTTTATAAATAAATGTATTTATAAAAATTAATTCATATGAAGTACTTCTCTCATATAGTTGCAATATGGATTTTGTAATATATCTAAGTTATTATCATTGTTTTTTAATAATTTAATACAGAAATTTAGAAATTGTAATTTATATTCTTCTTCATTTTCTAATATAGTATGAGGATCAACTACATTATATGTTGGATATTTTTGTAATGCATTAATAAAATAATCTTTCATTAATTGGGTAACACGTGGATCTTCATCATTACGTTTTTTTTCTTTTTTAATATCTTTATTCATTTTATTAATTTTTTGTTGACTTGTAGTGAATCGATCATTATGTTTTAAATTTATTTTATTATGTAATTTATTTAATAATTCTTTTCGTGAATTAACGGGTAAGTTGTTTGAATTCATTTTTATATTATACTATAAATTAATTTATAATTTTAAACTTAATAAAAATTATGTTCTATAGTTTGTATGGAGGATATTAAAAACAATTTTATCAATAATAATAAAATTATATTTACAGATAATTTTATAAATATTGTAAAAGATGAAATTAATATGATTTTTCCAATATTAAATATTGTTGAAAAAGATATTTTAACTAATATTATATTTTCACTTTTAACTTGTATATTTTTTCAATTTCATTTTGCAACAGAATTTGATTTTTATAATAAATTACAAGAAAATGATTATCAAGATTTACGAAAAATAATATTTTTATTATTTCCATATATTGATGATAAAAATAATTTTGAAAATTATAAAAGATTAACAAAACTAGGTGATATAAGTAAATTAAAAAATAAAAACAACGAATATATTACAAAAATACAATATAGTCGTAGATTAATTAAAGAACAAGAGCAAGAAGAAGATTATGAATGGAATTTAATGGATTTATATAATAATTATATAGTTAGTATACATGCAATTCATAAATGTGCAAATCATTTATATTGTAATTGGATAAATATTATTCCACTTACATTGGATTCATATCCACAATCTGCATTATATAAAGCAACAATAAAAGAAATGAAAAAAACAAATAACAAATATAATGATAATAAAAATGAGTTTGCAAAAATGATAACGTATGAAGGATTAAGTATTAATAAATATTATCATGTAATTATAAATGATTTATATTTAGATGTCTTACCTTATAAATGGTTAATGTATGAATATTATGATCCTGTAAGTAAGAGTGATATAATGTATATTGAATATATATTTAAATATTTTGGATACATATTTCAATATTCGAATGATCCATCAAAATATAGAGAAAATGAATCTAATTTTATAGAAAATTGGAAATTATTTTTAATTACTGATATAGAAATTCAAAAAAATATAATAAAGTATATTTTAATTCATTTTGATTTTAAATATCATACATATGATGATAGTGGCAATTCATCAAATAATATATATAATGTAGATACAATTTATGAATTAGATGATGACAAAGATATATCTCGAATTATAGACCAAGAAAATATAGATATATTAATTCAAAATTGTAATGATAAAAAATATGTGAAAAAATTATATATTTTTTTAATAGATACAATTTATAATTTTTCATTAACATGGTATGGTAAATTAATGTTTTCAAATATTGTAATTGATGCTCAAACCGATAGTAATTTAATATATAATAATATAACAAAAATAAAAGATATATTTTTTAATAAGAAAACTATATTTAAAAAACAATTAATTGAAAATTCATATATTAGTTATAAAAATATATATAATTTTGCAAAAAGTTTATTAATTTTAAAAAATGATAATAATCAGAATATTATAAATAAAATAACTGAATGGGATTCATTAAAAATAGGAGATCAAAATGATATAGTAAATAAATTAAATAGTGATACAAATAATTGGTTTAATATTCGATCAAATATAAATCGAAAATATAGTGAATTAAGATTGGATAATATAAAAATATATGAGATAAATAATGAAATATGGAAAAGTATAAAAATAAATTTAACTGAAATTGTATTTGATTGTCTTGTACGAAGAGGTATATTATCAGAATTTAAAGTAAAAGTTAATGAAGATGAAATAAAAAATAGTTTTGAAAATAGTTATTATTTTATAACTCAAGAACAATATAAATATATTTATCCAACTAGAGAAAATAATAAACAAAAAATTGAAAATACATTTGATGAAAAAATTATATCTAAACAAATAAAATTAAATTATTATGCATTAGATTGGGTACAACAAATACATTTTTTTAAACATTTTTTTAATAATCGAGTTATGTATATTACTGGTGCAACTGGTGTAGGTAAATCAACCCAAGTACCAAAATTATTAATATATGGATTAATATTAATAGGTAATTATGATAGTAAAATACTTCATACACAACCACGTATTAATGCAACTCAAAAAAATACAGCTGAAATATCATATCAAATGGGATTACCAATTAAAACATATGAATATAACAAATTAGAATCTGAACCTACTACAAATTTTTGGGTACAATATAATACAGAAAAAGAAAAACATAGTTCAAAACATGAAACATATATAAATAATCCAAAAAATTATATAGAAATTGCAACAGATGGTATATTACTTAATATATTAAACAAAAATAGATTATTAAAAAATTCATATAAAATCAAAGAAAATAAAAAAATTACAAATATAGTAAATAAATATAATGTATATAATGTAATTGTAATCGATGAAGCACATGAACATGGTCAAAATATAGATTTATCATTAACATTATTAAGAGATGCAGTACATATAAATAATTCGATTCGATTAGTTATTATAACAGCAACGATAGAAGAGGACGAGTCAAGATATAGACAATATTTTCGTGATATAAGTGATGAGTATATGTATCCATTTAATAGAACACTTAAATATAATGAATTAAAAGATGATAAAATTTATAATAGTATTGTAAATTTAAATTTGACCGATCAAATAAATATATATAATTCTATTGATCGATTATTGCATATATCCAAACCATTAGCAACAACATTATATAATATTAAAGATATATATTTACCACCTTCTTCTGAAATTAAAACGTATAAAGATGCTCAAAAAGAAGGAATACAAAAAACGTTAGAATTAACGAAAGTACTTGATGGTGATATATTATTCTTTTCGACTAGTGTAAATAAAATTAAAGAGATTGTTAATGAATTGAACAATTCATCAGAAATGCCACATAATTGGGTTGCATTACCTTATTATAGTGAGTTACCTAAAAAATGGATAACTAAGATAGATAATATTAAATTAAATACACCAATAGAATTAAATGTTAGAAGAATAGATATAATAAATTCATTATCAAATAATATAGAATTAAATAATAAAAAAGTTTATAAATATGATCGAGTAATTATAGTATCAACAAATATAGCTGAAGCATCTATTACAATAAATTCATTAAAAGCAGTAATTGATACTGGATATCAAATAAATGTTTATTATGATCCGGTAAAAAAATATACTTTAAATGAAGAAATTATGATTACAGATACATCACGAATACAAAGAAGGGGACGAGTAGGTAGAACACAAGATGGTGCTGTATATTATATGTATAAAAAAGATTTGAATAAAACTAAAAAAAAATATCCAATTACATTAAAAATAAATGATTTAATATACGAATTATGTAAAATGATTTATCAAGAAACTGATGAAGAATTAAATAAATATGATTATATTATTAATATAGATGTAATATTAGATCAATATAATCATCATTATGAAAAAAAATTTAAAAAAGTTAATTTTAGAAATAAAGATGATATAATAGATGATGATGAATTAAATATTAATGAAAATATATATAATTTAAATCCATCTAAATATAGAAAATATATAATCAATGAAATGAAAGGTATATTTAAAAATACGAATTTAAAACATTTATCAGGATATGACATAAATACAATAATTGATGTAATGGGTACATTTTATTTAATACATCCATTTGAATTAGGAATAAATGTAGGTAATAATAAATATGAAGTTATACGTAATAAATTTACAGAAAATTTTAAAAAACCATTAGATATAAAAATAGTAGAATATTTTGAAGAAGAATTTAATGAATTATTTAAATTACGATTAATAACAATAGAAAAAGATATATTATCTTATAAAAAAATATTTAGTAAAACAAATTTATATAATTTATTAGAAGAGTTACAAGAAAAAATACGACCAATAATTGGTAATTTAACTTTTAATGAAATATGGACAATAATATTAGGAGAAAAATATAATTTATTAGAAGAAGTATTATGGGTAAATACAATTGTATCGAGTGTAAATGGTAGTTCTATAGAAAAAATGTCAAGAAAGAAATCAACAAAAAGTGGTAAAGAAATATCAGATAATACATTATTATTACAAAATTTTGGTAGTTATGAAAGTGATTTAATAACATATGTGAACATATTTAATAAAATTAGATTAAATATTTTAAGTAATAATATATATACTGTAGATGAGTTAAATATTGAATATAATAAATATATAGCTAAGAAAAAGTCAGTATTAGCAAAATATTTTGATAGAGTTGTAAAAAATACATCTCGGGAAAAAAGAGAAAAATTATTAGAAACAATTTATGTAAGTAAATCAGAAATTACTGACAGTGAAAAAAATAATATAATAAATACATGTAATTATTATGGATTAGATTCAAATGAGATATTACGATTATATACAATATATAATAATAAATTACAAATTACAAAGATGATTAAAGATTGGAATTATGAAAATGATAAATATATTCCATATTTTAATAATTCATCAATCGTATTTATTTATATATCTGCATATTCTTCGTTATATAACATATCTGATTATAAATTATATAAAAATAATGAATTAGCAGATATTAATTCACTTGTATCAAGTAATTTAAAACATTATATAATAAGAGAAGAGAAAGATAGAGTTCTTAATATAAAACATTTATCAAAATATAATCCAATTATACATTCAAAAGCAAATATACCAGCTTTAATATATCCATTAGAAAATAGAAAAATAAAAAAATATGCAGAAATGTTTTATACATATATATTACCGGATATGTTAAATGAATATTTATTACCAGAAGATATTGGTACTAATATCAATAAGAAAAATAATAAAAAGTTCAATCAAAAATTATTAGAATTATTTATATTGTTTCGAACAAATTTATAAAAATTGAAAAAAAAAGTATTTATTTGTGTCTAGTCTAATATGCATAGTCTGAGATGGTATTAACGAACATTACTATCTGTTTTGTAAATGAAGCAGCTGAAGTATCAACGGCTAATACACAGCTAGGTTTGATTATGAGTTATCATAATCAAACTTATGTGGTAACTCCTTTTAATCACGACAAAACACATTTTACGCATTATAACAATGCGTATTTTAATATTGAAAATACGAGAGTGAATCTTGTAGATTCAAGGTATTCATATCCATTTTTTCTAAGAATATGGAAATTAATTGATCTGAACATTAATAATATGGGTGAATTTAATATTAATTTTCCCAAAAGAAATCATTATTATGGTAATGATAATATTATAGATAATTTATCTCCATTATATATAAATGGATGGCATCCATGTTTACCTCCTATTTTTGTACATAAGATTACAGATAAAATATTAGATATTGGTACAGCAATATATAGTAAGCAACAAGATATTAAGATAACAGGTATTGTGATATTAAATTATAATAACGATTCAATTGTATTAAGTATGTATATGTTAAAAAATATTATAACTACTAATGATTATAATTATGCAAATTTATATTATTCAATAAAGTTATCAAGAACAAATGGTAATATTAAATGGATTATTGTTAAAGATTGGGGAGCATATACCAACCTATTGAGAGAAAATGATGAAATTATTGAAATTGATGATCAACCGATGAATTATAATATGAATATAAATATTAGGAATACAAATATATTAGTGCCATTTGATGCATGGGTTACATTAATGTTTTTTGAAAAAAGTGAAATAAAATGTAAAATTAAAAGAAATAATGTATATCACGAATTTAATATTCCAAGAATACCTCTGCATAATATTATGCAGATTGATTATTATTCATCAAATCAAGAGACTATTACTTTTGAGAAGATGCATTTATTAAGAGATGTTGAAGAAAGATATGATGTCTTTTTTAATAATTTAATTCAGCATCCTGAAAAATTATTACAATAAATGCATTTAATTTAAAAAATTATTTTCTTTTAAAATATAAATGACAAAAAGAAATAATTTGTCACCTGTAGTTTGGGGACCTAAAACATGGTTTTTTTTAGAATCTGCAGCATTAGGATATCCTGAAGAACCATCTGATGATGAAAAACATTCAGCAAAAGAATTAATAATTGGATTACAACATTTATTACCATGTCATGCATGTCGAGTACATTATTCCGAATATTTACATGGATATATTAAACATACAAGTGTTGATGAAATTGTAAAAAATAGAAATTCATTTATTGAATATATAGTAGCTGTACATAATAATGTATTAACTATTACGAATAAACAACCACGTAAAATAGAAGATGTATTTTTATATTATAAAAATGCATATTCAACAGGAAATAGTTCAAAAACAGATAAAAAAGAAAATATTAAAGAAGATTTTAAAGAAGATTTTAAAAAAGATATTCATTATCATTTTAATCCAATAACTTTATTTATTGGTATTGTAGTTGGATTAATTGTTCATAAATTATATACATCATTATGTAATAAAGAACAAACTAAAATTGCTTAATATTTTTTTCGATAAGTTCTAGTTGATTCATTTGTATATTCATAAACCATTCATCTAATGTTATTTTAGATTTTTTTAATATTTTATCACGCATGTTTGCCATATAATTTGCATAATTTCGAATAATATGTTTAAAACTATAATTATTACCTCGTATCTTTTGTAATAATTTAGGTATTAATTTTGGCATTATTAGTCCACTTTTAATTCTTTGATATGCATACCAATTACACCATGCACCACAATAACCTCTTGGATCAGATAATCTTGAATTTGTTTCTAATATTTCATATTTTTGGAAACTAATTTTAGGAGATGATTCAATTGGTGAATAATAAATTATATTATCAATTAATTTTGAAAAATACTGATAAATATTTGTATCTAATTCATCTGGAAAATAAAAAAAGTTATTAGGTGATGTAGATCCATTTGGCTCAAAACGTTCTAAACTATTATATTTTTTGTCATAAATTAATATATTAGCGTGCGATCCTTGAGATAAATCAATACCGATTGGTATAATAAAATATCTTTTTTTATTGTTTAAAAAAGATTTAAATAAATCTTCTAAACCTGTGGGAAAAAAAATTGTTTGATAAATCCATAAAATTTCAAAATTTAAAAAATCAGTACGAATCATTCGATTATTTTTATAAAAAGATTCTACCGTATTATTTTTTAATATATTTAATTCTAAACTAGTTGTTACAGTATTTAATTTATTTAATATTAAAAGTCCTCCTATAATATCTAATGTAATTCCAGAATACATTGATTTACTAACCATTGTTTTTGTTATTTCAATACAATAATTTTTCTTTTTCTGAGGATATGATATACCATTTTTAATGTTTTCATATATATTTTTATAACAATTATCTTTATTCATTTTATTTGAATTACAACTATTTTCCCATTGTGATATATATTCAATGTCTTTTTTTATTTTTAATTGATTATAATATGATGTAGCAACAGTGTAAATAAATTCATCAATTAATTTTGTATTCTTAGTATCATAAATTATACTAAATGGACTAGCATTATTTTTATTTTTTAAATAAATAGATAATTTATGGTGTTCTAATATAGTTTGATAATTTTTCCATTTATCAGGACATAGATAATGTAATACTGTATCACCATTATTATTTTGAATTAAAAAAGAAGAGTTTTCTAAAATATCTGGAAAATAATTTGATAAATTTTTTTGTAATAATAAATGTAATATAGTGTTACCATCTATATCTGTTTTTTGAAGAGCAGTTTTTGATGGTTTTTCAAGTAATTCTAAATTTAGATTATATTTAATTCCTAGGTGATAGTGTGTATTTCCATCTGCATCTTGTAATTCCATAGATGTTTCAAATAAATCATTATTTTTAGATACATTGTTTGATAAAAATCCTAATTCAATTGCGTACATGAGAGATGTTCTATCATTAATATCTTGTGCATTTAATAATTCTTGTTTATTGTTTTTTAATAATAATTTAATAATGTTTGAATTATAATTTTTTAATAATGATAAATGTAATGGTATTTGTTTTTTATTATTAATTGATTTACTTATATTTGGATAATAATTCATAAAAAGTTTAATGATTTCTTCATTATTGTTTAATGATGCCATATGTAAAGGTGTATTTCTATCGGAATCATATATTGTTAATCTTGCACCATAATCTAATAATAATTTTGCAATTGCAACATTATTAAATTTTACAGCATAAAACAATGGTGAATGTTGTTCTGCATCACGAAAATTTGTAATATCAATACCATAATTTATACTATTATATTCTAATAAAACTTTTATTATATTAATTTGATTGTATCGAATAGGTAAATAACATAATTGTTTACCATCTAAATCTAATATATCTAATCTTGGATTTAATTTTAATATTAAATTTAATAAATCTAATTGATTGTAATATATTAATAAATGAATTAAATAATTTCCTGCAGAGTCTCTTATATCAGGATCTATAATATCTTTATTTAATATTTCTTCTACACCACTCCATTTTTGAATTGTTATTAATTCAAAAATGATTTTTTGATAATTATTTATATCTTCCATTAATTTTACTTATAAAAAATTATTTAATTTTACTTAATAAAAACATATGCAATGATTTTAATATTTTTTTCTTTTCTTGATGATATGGCCTAAATACTTTTATACATCCATCTAAATTTTTCCATTGAATTGCTCCTATTTCAGTCAACTGATCTTCATGTATTTTTTCCATACTTATATCATCTGTACTATTATATAGTGCAATATAATATATATGTTTGTATAATACACCATTTGTACCATGAAATATTTCATGTAATGGAAATAATTTGTTTAATACAATTAAATTATTTTTATTTATACCTGTTTCTTCAAAAAATTCACGTAATGCACATTTTAAATTTTTTTCATTTGGATTACGTCTTCCTTTTGGAAATCCCCATTCGGATTCATCATAATCATTCTTTAATTCTTGATTAAAAAAATTATTCTCTTTTAATGTATTAAATTTTTTCATAGACTCTTCCATTTCTTTAATGTACATTTTGTTATATGATGTTTTTTTCCAAACATCTTCCCACAAATTTTTAAAATCATTTGTTTTTATAGATTCAATCTCAGTTGGTGTCATCTGTTTTATTAAATGAATGATTGTATTTATTTCATTTATGTTATATTTACCTCTTATAAATTCAATATATCCTAATGAATGTTTTCTTTGAATAATTAAATATTCAAATGATAAATCATTAATATTCGTATTTGTATCATTTTCAATTATATCTATAATAATATTTTTATGTATATCAAATTGTTGAGCATGTACTAATTTATTTACTAATTTATTTTTAATATCATCTGAAACTCGAAGACATATTATTCCAATACTTGTAATTGGTTCATTACATAACTTATGTGTATGTCCATTTTTACCACAATTATTACATACTATATTTTTGTTTATGCTAAATGACATTTATATATTAATCTAGTATATATTCTAAATAAAAGTTTATATCATAAATTCATTATTTACTTTTGATTGATTTACACTATTTTTTTCGGTATCATCTTCGTGAAATTCTACTAATTTAACGTTATCATCAGCATCAATACTTGAGTTAAATAACTCAGGTTTATAAAAATTATCTTTTTCACCTTGTAATGCAAATGCATCTAAAAATCCTAATGAAATCATAATATCATTTTTATATAATTTTTTAGATAAAATAGTAACTTTTACTAAATCTCCTTTTTTTAATTCTTGTTTATCTTCTTTTTTTGAAAAATATCGTCCCATTTCATTAATGAATAAATCTGTATTTATTTTATCAGGTGTAATAACACATGAAATTGGTCCATGTAGTGCCAAAATAATTGCATTATTTATATTTTCTACTTTAACAATAATTTGTGTTTTTTCAACAGGTATACATATACTTGCTAGATAATTGATATTATACACAGCAGAACCTGTAAAATTTTCAGCTTCAATAACACCATCATCATAATTTTCTATTTTTAATACTTTAATAACATATCCAAATTCATTACATTTGCCTTGTACTTTTTTTTCTAGATTATATTTTAAATGATGATATATTTCATTATTCATTTGATGAGGTAATAATGATATTCTAGTAGATAAAGTTGTATTTACAATTGGTAAAACTAGTTGACCAGGAGTTGTAGACATTTAATATATTATTATTTAATATAGATTATTCTTTTATTTGTAATAATATTATTTTTCAATTTATATAAAATATATTTTATATATAAATATTTATTATTAACTAAAATAAATATGGAGTTAAACATGAATTATAATCGAAAACGACGAAATAGTACAAAAGATATAGATGATAAAGTAATGTTTGGTAATATGAATAAAAAATTAAAAAATAATTCTAATGATGATGATGACGAAGATCCTGAATTTGACATTACAAAAATTTTTAAAAAAAATGTACCAGATGAAAATTCATATGTTGTTGATAATAATATTTATTTTACAGATGACATTACTATGGATACAATGAATAAATTAATTAAACAAATAAGAACATTAGAAAAGAAATTAATTATAATGGGATTTAATTTAAAAATTAAACCACCGCCTATTATTTTGAATATTACTAGTAATGGTGGGAGTGTAATTGCTGCATTAAAATGTGTAAATTTAATTAAATCATTATCTATTGAAATTCATTCAGTAATTGATTCATATGCAGCAAGTGCAGCAACACTTATTAGTACTGTTTGTAATAAAAGATTTATGAATAAATATTCGTCAGTAATGATACATGAATTAAGTAGTGCAACTAGTTGGGCAAGATTTAGTGATTTACAAGATCAAGTAGAAAATATGGCTAAAATGATGGAACAAATTAAAGATATATATGTAACACATACAAATATAAAAAGATCAACTTTGAGCAAGTTATTAAAACGTGATATTGATTGGACACCAGAAGAAGCATTAAAAAATGGTTTGATTGATGAAATAATCGAATAAAAATTATAAAATATATAAAATTTATAATTTTTAGAAATATAATTATTTTTGTACACCAACTTTTGTTGGATCTAAAATACAATACCAATCAGTTGGTGTATTATAAATAGATAAAACATTATTTGGTAATTCTATCTTTTGATCACCTAATGGTCCATTTGTACGATTTCTTCTCCAATATCCATAAATAGCATTATAAAATGTAGGACATGTTAATGAAGATTCTAATGTAGTTGGTACTGGTATAAAAGTATCTGGGTTAGTAATACAATTTAATCCTTTGCGTTCAGTTGATGTTAAATCTAATTTTGTTACAAATTTTGACATTGGTAGTTTATCTGCATCAACACCAGCATTTGTATATGAATTAAAACAATTTGTATTCGCTCCCATATAATATGGATTGCGTCCTGAATCTAAACATATTGTAGTTCGTGTATTTAGAATTGGCTGACCATAACTATCATTTGTAAAAATTGTAGATTGATATGGTACATGTAATCCAAGACTGTCAGACCATGAAGCTACACAATTTCCATATAAATCAGAATATTCATTTATATATCCATAAAATTCAGGTCGTGGAATAGATGGTGGAATAGATGGTGGAATAGATGGTGGAATAGATGGAGGTATAGATGGAGGTATAGATGGTGGAATAGATGGTGGTATTGATGGTGGTATAGATGGTGGAATAGATGGTGGAATAGATGGTGGAATAGATGGAGGTATTGATGGTGGAATAGATGGAGGTATTGATGGAGGTATTGATGGTGGAATAGATGGTGGTATTGATGGAGGTATTGATGGTGGTATTGATGGTGGAATAGATGGTGGTATTAGATCTAGTATTAAATCTAGCATAGAAGGTGATATAAAATCTGATATAGAAGGTGATACAGAAGGTGATATAGAAGGTGATATAGAAGGTGATATAAAATCTGATATTAAATCTGATATAGAAGGTGGTACAGAAGGTGATATATAATCTGATATAGAAGGTGATATAGATGGTGGTATTAAATTTAATATAGAAGGTGCTATAGATGGTGGTATTAAATTTAATATAGAAGGTGCTATAGATGGTGGTATTAAATTTAATATAGAAGGTGCTATAGATGGTGGTATTAAATTTAATATAGAAGGTGCTATAGATGGTGGTATAGATGGTGGTATAAAATCTGATATAGATGGTGATATAGATGGTGATAAATAATTAGAATCGGAATTTGTCGTAGGTGATTCCATTGTTGTAATAATTACGAATATAATACCAATAAATAATAATATAATAATTAAATTTAGAGTATTCATAATTTATTATATATATAATATATATAATAAATGTATAAATTTTTTTTAATATTAATTACTATTATTTTATTAGATTTAATATATTTAAATATATCAAAAGATTATTATGAAAAAAAGTTAGGTATTTCATATACAAATATTAAACAAGTACCCGCATTATTAGCATGGATATTTATTGTTATATCTTATTATTATATTGTTCAAGAACCATTAGAAGATAAATATATGCGATCATTAATGTTAGGTATTGGAATGTATGGTGTATATAATGCAACAAATTATGCTATTTTACCAAATTATTCATTAGATTTAGCAGTAAAAGATACTTTTTGGGGTTTAACTTTATTTACAATAGTGACTTTTGTAGCAAGTATTGATTTAGTAAATAATTAATTATTTTTAGGATAAAACAGTATAAGATATAACAATAGTAGTTACAATAACTGCGACAATAAATTGTATACCAATTCGTGAATTAAAATTATTATAACCTTGAGGACCAAAACTACTTCCTAAATGTCCTGGTTGTAAACATCCACAAAATATGCATAAACCACAAATACATAAAAAACTAATTAATGGTAGAGTTAATGGTATAATAATTAATCCTTTATGTAAAGATGATGTAGCATCATGATCTCGTGGTGTAAATATTATTAATATTAAACTTACAATTAATAATAAAATAGGATAAATATATAATGAAGACCAACCTGAAGATTCATTATTAGAATCATTAAATACAGGATTTGTAACAGATGGTGTATAATTTCTACATTCATAACTGTAACTACCTCCATTTTTTTTTAAACATTCACCTGATGTATTCCATGTACCATTTAATTTATTACATTCATCTTCAGTATATTTTACAAGATTATTTGATTTAATACCTAAAAATTGTCCATTATACAAACATTCTGTATTCATATATTATTATTCTATAATTTTAATAAAATATTTATCGTCTTTTTTAAATCCATAACTTCGTAAATTTTCATCATCAGATTTAATTCGTAATATATATTTATTTTTAGATGATTCTATATCAACAGTATATTTTGTAGATTCTTTAATTCTATTAATTATAAAATCTTTACGATCATGAATATTTAATGGAAATTCTAATGTTGGATGATTATATGGTATTACAAGATATGTAATATTCTCTTTATTATATTTTTCTAAATTAATTAGTTTATCTTTAATTTTATTACAAATTATTTGTCGAGAACTATTTTTATTAACATCATCATCTGTAATATTTAATTTTTTACTATATAATAATATTTCTGATTTTTCTTTGTCTTCGCATGTAGATCCCTTTTGTGTAATTATACCTTCACCTCTTTTTTTCTTAATATTATCCGAAGAATTTATACTTTTTCGGATTTTAAATACTTCATTATTATCTTTAATATCAATAATACCTACATAGTCATTTTCTTTTTTATTACTATAATAATTAATATCAAAATCTGATTTTTCAAGAATAACAACTTCTTCTTTAGGTAAGGTAAATAGTTTTAAATAGTTAGACATTGTTAAATCATTAATTAAATCACGTTGGTATACAGTACGATAAAATAATGAAACATTTTCAGGTTGATTTAATGGTTGAAAAATATAATATACATTACGATAGATTAAATAACCAGGTATATTGTATCGATCATATAATACATCAGTAAATTTATTAAATTCATCTTCACTAATAGGTAATAATTGTTGTAATGCTTGATATATAAAATAATCATCAAATAATTCTGATTGATCTACAGATAATGTAGATTTTACATATTTCACAATATCATTTAATGTATAAACATATTTAATTTTAAACAATTCTTTAATTTTATTTTTGGCATATTCAATTTCATTGGTTGCATATTTTAATAAGAACGTAGAATAATTTAATTTTTCTTTTTCTAATTTTTTATAAATTAAATTTGTAGGATCGTATAAGCTTGTTAATTTAGGATCTTCACATGTGTATTTACATGGTAAAAAATCACATAAATCAGTACATTGTTTTTTAACATCTTTTGTTTTTTCAGGACTAATACATTTAATTGATTTTTCATGTTCTTCAATAAAAGTATTTGCTTGATAATTGATTGGACAATCTATAGAAATTTCTTTCATAGTTCTTTCTATTTTTTTGATTAACATTAATTTTTTTTCAGCTTTACGGTATAATTCAATTTCAGCACTATCTTTATTCGGTAAATTTACTACATATTTATATACATTTACTTCGGGATATGGATTATCTTCATTGGTTACATCTTTATGTACACAATATCGTATTGCTCTACCTATTACTTGTATAACACGACCAAGTGTATAATGGGTATCTAAAATATGTACTTCTTTTACATTATGTAAAGTAATACCTTCATTCATTACTTTGGATCCTAATACAATTTTAATAATTTTACCATTTTTATTTGAAATATCATTAAATGTTTTTTTAAGTATATTTATTTTTTCATCGGGTTCTTCTAATTCTTGATCTTCATTTGATCCGGTAAATTTTATAAATACAGCAGGATAAAATTTCTTTTTACCAAATTTCTTCTTAAATTCTGCATATGTTAATCCATATTGATAATCAATTGTATCATCATTTATATTATATGCGTTATTTTCATTATATTCTAGGAATCCATTCATAATAAGAACTTGTTCAAATATGTCAATACCAATTTTTACTAAATTACAATATACAAAAGCAGTTGCTGCACCCTTTTTTCCATCTACTAATTGTAATATTTCTTTTAATGCACGGTGCATTTTGGTAGAAAAGAATTCGAGGTTTTTTTCTAATAATATATCCCCTGTAAAATTTGTTTTAGAACTAGTTAAATGAATTAATTGTTGAGGATTGCTGTATTTATTATTAAAAATAGCTTTATTAATTGCATTACACAATAATACATGATTATGTTCTAATTGTTTTAATAATTTGTTTAATCCTTCATTACCATATGTAGCACTTAATTTATTTTGATCAAGTAATGGTAGAGCAAAATTAGAAATAGATCCAGAATTTTTTTCTAATGCATCTTCTGCAAATTTTTTAATAATTTCAGTATAGGCATTTAATTGAAACTGTTTCATATTACATAATACAAGTGGTGTAAATATAAGATTGGGTGGAATTTCACCTATTTCTTTTTTTAAGGCAAATAAAAATGGATCTGCACCTCGAAAATAGGATATGTATCCACGTGCCATTTTTTTGAAATATTCCAATCCATTTTCTTTTAATGTCATATTTGATGATTTATCAATAGTAAATATATGTTCTCTTAACATAGGTGATTCCTTGGGTCGAATAAAATTAATTAATTCGATAATATCATCAGCAAAATTTTTCATAGGTGTTGCAGTCATTAACAAAACACGTAAATTTGTAGAATTATTAATAATTTTTTTTACAGCTAAACCATAATTATTTAATCCATGTTCAGTACCTGTTAAATTATGTGCTTCATCAATAATTAATAATGTATTATTTAATGATTCAATTTTATCAATAGCAACATCTCTTTCATAATCACCTTCTTCATTTTTTCGGTATGTTTTCTTTTCTTTATTGTCTACTATATTTTTTTGAATTATTCTTTCACCTAATACTTTTCGATAAAATGTTTTGTAACTCATAAATTTATATGTATAGTTAATAGCTTGTTTTACTAATTTCTCTGCTTCTTTAACTGATTGTTCATTATTATTATCGTATGGGATTTCTTTAAAATAATTTTTACCAAAAAATTTAATAATATCATTTTTCCAGTTATTTGTAATAAGTGGTCCTGACACTAAAACATATATCTTTGTTTGATAACGTTTAACATCATTTTTAAAATTTTCAGCAATTGAAAGTGCACTTAATGTTTTTCCTGTACCAACACCATGAAAAAACAATGCACCACGATAAGGTGTATTTGGTGTAATATAATTTGATAAAAACGACTGATGTGGATTTGCAGTTGGTTTTTTATTACAAATTTCTCTATATTTTTCTAAATCTTGATAATTTGTAATTTTTTTTCGTTGACTAGATCGATAATACTGAAATTCTCTTTTTTTATAGATTTTAGATTGGAAATTAGGATCACTTGGTAATGGATAATATTCTTCACTCATATAATTTTATTATAAAAAAAATAGAAATATTTAGTAATATTATTCGTAGTTCGTTTATATGTTATTAATAATTTGTATATGTATAGTATATTATGGTATATACATTAGCTGATAAGAAGTCAATAATGACTAGAATACAAAATTTGAAAAATAAAAAGCATTATATACATATCTATAAGATTATTAAAGAAAACAACGTACAATATAGTCAAAACATTAACGGTGTTTTTATCAATCTAAATAATATCGACGATATTATATTAGATAAAATCATTAAATATTTAAATTATCTAGATTCTAGAAATAGTGAAATTGATTCTGAATTTTACTTAAAAATTGTAACATAATTATTATAATAAATATAATAATTATGGGTATTAAAAATCTAAAAAAGTTTATAGATAAATATGCACCAACTTCTTTATCAAATAAAAAATATATTGATTATAAAAATAAAACAATTGCAATTGATACTAGTTTAGTTATATATAAATATATTACAGCAATTCGTAAATCAGGTAATGATTTATTATCTGCAGATGGACATATTACTAGTCATTTACATGGTATTATATCATTGATTAATAAATTATTAAGTAATAAAATTACTCCTATATTTGTATTTGATGGTAAACCACCTAGTTTTAAAAAAGATACTTTACAAAAGAGACAGGATATGAAAAAATTTGCAGAGGAACAATTAAAATTAGATACATTAACAGCAGAAGAACGAATATTATATTTAATGCAATCAACACGTATTTCACCTGAAATTATACAAGATACAAAAGAAATGTTACAAATATTAGGTGTTCCATATGTAGAAGCACCTGAAGAGGCAGATGCTCAATGTGTATGTTTAATTCAAAATAACTTAGCGTATGCTGTCGCAACAGAAGATATGGATTTACTAACATTTGGATCAGCTAGATTATTAAAAAACTTCTTTTCAAAAGAAGACGAAATTGTAGAAATAAATTTAGAAAATATGTTAAAACAATTGAATATTAATCAAAAAAAATTTATAGATTTAAGTATTTTATTAGGATGTGATTATTTACCTACATTACCTGGTATTGGATATGTAAGAAGTTATAATTATATAACACAATATAAATCGTTAGAAGGGATATTTAAAAAAGTTAAACAACCTGAAAATTATGATTATGAAACAATACGAAATTATTTTGAAACTGCAGTACAAAAATGTAAAGTACCAAAAGAAGAAGATTTACAAATAAAAAATACAGATACAACGTCAATATATAAATTATTAGTAAATAAATATAATTTTAATCTAGGAAAATATAATAGTTTTATTATTGCTAGAAATAAATATTTTGATTAATATATGTATATAAAATATTCTAATATTATTTTATTTGGTATTATTTTAAATATTATTATATTAGCATTTACATCATTATGTGAACAATTTAAAGATATTTCAGTTGGAATTGTAACTACAGTTAAAAAACCACATAAATTTGATGATTGGATAAAATATCATTTAAAAATTGGATTTACAAAATTATATGTAGTATTAGATGATGAAAATGAAGATATATCATATCCTAGTGATAAAGTCGTATTTATAAAAAATAATAAGAATTGGAAAAAAGAGTTATCAGAATTAAATATGGGGATGTTTTATGATCAATATGATAAGGAAGTTATGAGTCGTCAAGTATTAAATTATGCAAATGTAAAAAAAATTGCAATAAAAGATAATATTGATTGGTTATTACATATTGATGCCGATGAATTATTTTATCCAGAATCAGGATCATTATCATCAATATTTGATAATAAATATGATGTTATTCGTTTTGAAAATTTAGAAATGTTACCAATGAATGATAATTATGAAAATTGTTTTGTTGAAGGTATACATTTTAAAACGAATAAATATATATATGTTGCATATACAAATGGTAAATCTGCATTAAAAGTTACATCTAATTCAGTCATAAATGGTGTACATGGATTTTCGGGCGGAATATCACATGATTCGGATAGTGGAAAAATTCTTCATTATCCCAGTTGTAATTTTGAAGAATATATTAATAAATATAAAATATTGGGTAAATTTAATAATAAATGGTGGGATCAAATAGATATACCAATTGTATTTCATACAGAAAGTCGAGATATTATACAATCATGTTCGGATAAAGATTTTGATGATGAATGTATACAAAAAGTTCGTAATTATTATAATGTAAAAAATGTAAATAATGATTCTATAAAACCAACAGATTATAAAATTATTGAATATGTTAATAATATATTAAAATGAATTTAAAAATAATTATATATTGTATAATTATTTTAATATATAGATGTTGGAGAATATGCACCGGGTGTATATACATTATTTGTACTTGGTGGGTTAAAAATATTATTTTGTTTTTCTTTTTCATCCTTTTTTGGTTTTGGTGTATTTGATAATACATACGATACCATTGTAAAACCTATCATACCAACTAAACTTCTACCAATAATTGAATTAAAAAAATCATTTACACTTGTAAATGTAATTATTGTTGTATCTCTCATACCAAAAAATATAATAAATGGTATTAATTCAAAAGTTAATTGTCGAAGGAATGCACTATGCATTGTATCAAGTATATGTCCTACATCAATTTTAAGGTATCTTGTTAAATAAAAATAGAATAATAATGTTATTATTACAAATCTTAGAAATATTGTCATTAATACTATTTTATATTTTTTTTATTATATTATAAAAATAAGGATCATTTGTAATTTTATAATATTCAATATATTTTAAATATGAATTTGTTGTTGTTTGTGATCTAAATAATTTTATAAATTCGATTGGTGATAATTTATAAATAGGATGAATAGTACGAATAGATGCAATACTACATTTTGATAAATAATTTGAATTATCACAATTTACTTTATCTATTTTATCTAAAATATTTGTTAAATTATATTTTTTATAAAAATTATTTGTTATTGTTTTATATTTATTTGATAATAAATGAGTTATATCAATAGGTGATGTATATATTGCTTGTTCTATTGGAGTAAAAAGTAAAGGAAAATTATCAAATATTTTAATTTCGTCGATATCTGAAATAGTTGATAAATAAGAATTAATATCAGCAAGTAATGGTGCTTTTTCAAATGGATAATACCAACTATAATTTAACTTGTTATTAAAATAATAATTAAATATCCATACAAATCCTTTTATATATTCTTTCGATGATTCTAGCGAATTCATATTATATTTTTCATAATATTCTTTTGGAGAATATGTAGTATATTTAACACTGTATTTATCTTCTAAAAAATTACTATTATGGATATCTTTATTAATATCATTAATTATTTTACCATCTATTTGATCATTTACAAATGATGACTTTTTTTGGCGAATATATGATGTTTTGTCTAAATTGGGTATAGTAAATTTTTTATTTAATTCTATAAAAATATTTTTTAATTGTAATATATTTATTTTATTATCATTTATAATATAACCATTTTTATATATTGATTGATATACCTGTAATATATCATTAATATGTTTATTAACATTAATTGTGTCTATTTTAGGTAAAAAATCATTACCAAATATAGTGAATATATAAATTATATCATGGATTATATTTGTATTTATTGTATTTGATTTATCAATAAACGTACATAATAATTTTTTAAATAATTCTGTTGATAATATGTAATCAATATTTTGTTGTTGATCATGACGTAATATGTATATATCATTTGGTAATATTGAACTTAATAAAATCATATCTGCATCTGGACTATAAATAATTATTTTTTTATTTATAAATAAATCAGAATACATTTTTATAAAATTAATTATTTTTATTTCACCTTCTCCACTAATTGAATCATCATTTATTTGTACATTTATTGGAAATATATGATTTTTAATAGATATTATTAATTTTTTCATAAATATTGTATTGGGTGAAATATTTAATTTTGCAAATGTAAATTTAGTATTATGATAGTGTATATAATCATATGGATAATCAATAGATTGTTCTTTTGGAAAATTATATGAATATATTTTTTTATTAATTTGATGATTTATTATTTCACCAATATATCGTCTATGACGTTGTTCCATGATTTTACCAATACTTGGTATACCATCTAATGATAAATATATTAATTGTAATTCAGATATTTGTGATATGTAGTATTCAATTTGTTTAATAATTTGATGAATTATAATAGTATTTATATCTAATTTTAGTAAATCCTGTATTAATTGTTTAATTCCAGAAGGTGTGTGAATAAAATCTATAGATAAATAAAAAATAGAATTATAATTTTTATATTTAGTAATAAAATAATTTACTAGTTTATCAGAAGGATAATTTGATAGTATTAATAATAATTTATATAAATAATTTATATCAGATATTGTTCGAGATGAAATTATATGTATAATTGAATTAAAATCAAAAAATAATATATCAGCTGATGTTTTATGAAATGGTGTAATTAAAGTTGATTTATATGAAGATAATAATGTATTAAAAAAATAATCAATTCCCATAAAATATAAATATATTTTCTTTTTGTAATTTATATTAAAAATGTCAATGAATCTTCCATTTGCGTATGTTGCAGGTTCAGGGGGAGGAGCACAACCATTAGATTATTCTAGACCACCAGGACCAGGTTGTAGTATAGTAAATAATAATAATACGTCAAGTACAAGTGTATCCACTCCTGTAGGATCAGGTGGTACACAGTCGGCAAATGCACAAAACTCATATGTATGTAATCCAAGTTTTGATAGTACTCAAATTGTAGAAAATTCTGATTTGAAAAAAACAGTTATAGATCAATCGACTACAATTGTAACAAAAAGTGCAATGAAAGTAATGTCAGAACTAACAAATCAAATGATAGTAAACAGTCTTACAAAAACAACAAATAAAAATAGTCAAGATATTAAAGTTAGTCAAACAATGAATATTGAAATAGGTAATGTGAAAGGTAGTGTAGTAATAGAAGATGTTGCACAAACTATGACTATTGATATGACAAATATTGCAACTATATCAATGAATGCATTTGATAATATTCGTACTGATTTAGCAAATGATGTTATGCAATCGTTCAAATCTGCACTTAGTCAAGAAACAATTAGTGGTATGGAGGCAAATTTACAATCAAGTATTGAAAATCAATTAGATCAATCTTCAAAACAAAGAGCAGAAGCATCTATAAAAGATGTTAAAGAATCAGCACTTCCTGCATGTGATCCAAACCCAATTATTGCAACAAATCAAAATGCAAATACGACTGTAACCCAAATAATTGGTAATAAAACTACAACAGATACTAAACTTACTGCACCATATAATAGTAATGCAACTGTAGAAAGAGAATTAGCTACTAAAATTAACAATGCTGTTACTCAAAATTTTACAAAAGAAACTGTAAATATATTATCTCAATCAATTATGGCAGATCAATCTATGTCAATCAAAGCTACTAATATTGGAGGTAATGTAACTCTTAAAAATATTAAACAAAATATGAATATTATATTACGTCAAACATTATCCGCAAAAATGGATATTGGTAATGCGATTGTTAATGATTTTAAAAATTCGGCAGGATTGTCCACAGATGATTCAACCGTCATAAAAAATACAGCGAATGCTAAACTAACAGATATTAGTAGTTTGCGAAATACAGGATCACAATCATTAGAAGCTGAATCATCATTAAAATACGAACGATCTATTACTAATGGATCATTAGGAAGTTGCAATTCATCTGGATCTTCGGGTAGTTCATTTTTTAGTTGGTCTAGTTTTTGTATATTATGTGTATGTATCGCATGTGGACCATTAAGTAATATGTTAAGTGGCGTAGGTAATATAGGTTCAGGTGATGGTGGTGGTGGCGAAGGTGATGGTGGTGGCGGCGGTGGTAATCAAATTGGTAATTTAATGAATCAAGCAATGGATGCAGCTAGTAAATTTAAAAAATAAAAAGTGAATATGAATTTAGCTTTGATATTAATATTTAATTTTATATATAAATATATAAAATTAAAATTATAATATAAATATATAATTTAAAAATTTAATCAAAAATTATTTGAAATAAATTTAAATATATGGAACATATAATATTAGAGAAAGATTTTAATATATTAAAAAATGAATTGATGGAAACAAAAAATCCAAAATGTATTTTATGTAAAAGTAACAAATGGATTGATTATGGAGATGAAAAATATGGATATGTGTTTTGTAAAGATTGTTTTGATATATATTCATGTTTTTGTTGTAAAAAAATGAATATATCAACTTACGGAAGAAAAGTAGTTATTCGACCATTTCATGGTCTTCGATACAAAATGTTTTGTACATATTGTTGGAAAAATAATAATGTATATGATAATGATGATACCGATGAATTAGAACTAGAATTAGAAAATATTAATTATGAATTACATGATGATGATTTAATTGATGATAGTTCAAGTAGTGATGAAGAAATAAATAATCATGATTTATATCATAGCACAAAAGGTAAGTATGATTTATATTAAAAATAATATATTATTTTTAATATAAACTAGTTTGTATATTTTTGATTTATATATAGTTTCTATCATATAGTCATTGTATATATACTAATATTAAAAAAATTGATATATTATTATCTAAAAAACGTATATTTAAAAGATTAACATTAAATTTAATAAAGTGAACAATCTACACAAATGAGTGCTAAATTAGCATATTTTAATAAAAAATTAGATGCAACTGATTATTGGAAAAAAGAGAATAGTGCATCTAATTTATATTTATTTCAGATGGATAGAGAAAATGCAAAAAAAGGTACCAAACAATTTGTAGTTGGTAGTTTAGATGAAGTATGGAAATTATTAAAATCAGGTAGAAACAATATATACGAATCTTGGGAAGACAGGCCAATTCATTTTGCATTAGATATTGATTATCCAACAAATAAAATAACATATACTGAATTATTATTACATGTTCAACAAATTATAACAGGAATTATCATAGTAGTTAATTCTCTTGATTATCAAATGAAAGTAGAAAATATTGTAGTATTAGAGAATGAAAATCAAGAAAAAAATAAAGAGAAACTTAAAAAGTATTCGTTTCATATTATTTTTAGAGGATTAGTAATGGAAAATTGTTTTGCTGCATGTAAATTTTTTGAAAGTCTAGAAGGTATAAATCTAGAGGGTTGTGATAATAGTATTTATAGAAAAACTTGTTTTCGAACTTGTTTTTCTACAAAATTAGGTCAAGATCAAGTATTAGTTCCAAAAGCTATTAATATAAATAAAAAAGTCACAGATAATGAAAAAAATTATGGAAATTTAGAACAATTTTGGTTGAATACATTAATTACGAATACAGACAATTATGATATTGTGTATAAAAATAGTGAGTATATTGATACAAATATAGAGAATAATGTAAATTCAAATCAAACACCTGTAGATCTTGCACATTTAGAAAATATATTGATGCAATTACCTAATAAATATTTTGATGAATATATGTATTGGTCAAAAATTGGTATGATTTTACGAAATTCTGCAGGTGATCAAGAACAATTATTTGAATTATTTAATAAATTTAGTCAAAGATCATTAACAAAATATCCAGGAAAACCTGAATTAGTAAAACATTGGAAAACATTCAAAGACAATCGTAAAAATAAGATTACAGTAGGTACATTATTTTTATGGTGTAAAGAAGAGAAAATATCATTTTCAACGACAAAAACATTAGATATTGTAGTAGATGAATATCCTGTAAGAAAATTAGAATTAGATTATGAACAAAAAGTAATTAATCAACGATATTTCTCTGTAGATGAAATTCACAATGCATGGCCAAATAAATTAATTGGTATTCAAAGTGAAAAAGGTACAGGTAAAACTACAGCATTATTTAAATATATTTTTGATAACAAAATATTGGATAAAAAAGATAGTGTATTGTTTATCAGTAGTAGAAGAACATTTGGTATTAAATTATTAGGTGACATTAAAAAATATGGATTTAAATTGTACTCAGAAATGAAAGAACATCAGATAGATCATGAGAAAATGATTTGTCAAATTGATTCTATCCTACGGTTAAACAGTGATAAATTTAAGTACATAATTGTAGATGAAGCAGAGAGTTTAATGCGATATTTAACATCTTCGCACTTTACAAAAAATATTAAAGCATCATTAATTGTTAGTAATTTTGAAATGAGAATTGCAGAAGCAGAAAAAGTAATTATTATGGATGCAGATTTATGCAATAGAAGTTTTAATTATTTTCAAGAATTGATGAATGTAGATCCTACTAATACAAAATTATTAGTAAATACCTTTCAAGCATATAGTGACTATATTATAGAGTATATGACATATTCTACATGGTTAAAAGTATTAATGGATACAATTGATAATAAAAAGAAAGTAGTTATACCAACGGCATCGAATAATCAAGCAAAAGACTTGAAATTATTAATACATAATCATTATCCTGATTTGAAAGTATTATTAATCCACAGAGAAACATCTGATAATGATAAATTAGATCAAGTAATAAATGTAAATCAGAAATGGAGTACATATGATGTAGTTATTTATACACCATCTGTTTGTATGGGTATATCATTTGATGATAATTATTTTGATTGTATCTTTGCATATGGATGTGAAAATTCATTGGGATCACAAGAATTTTGTCAAATGTTGCATCGTGTACGACAACCCAAACAAAAGGTAATATATATGACATTAGATAAATTTATGGAATATGAACCAGATAGGCATCAATTACAAATAAGTAAAATAGAAGAAGTAATTTGTTATGATCATTATTTAACATATTTTGGATTGCATAACAATTTGATAAATAAAAAATATAAACCAAATACTGTAAAAGATAAAATATCAGTTATTCCTGATAATATTAATAAATTATTTCAAGGTAGTGGTGGTAATATAATTATATTAGATGGAAATACGGAAGAAAATAATAATATTACAACAAGTACTACAACAAGTACTACAGAATACATTGAAGAAAAAAAGATAACATATCCATACAAAGATGAACCGATATTTAAAGTTTATCTACAAAATGCATATGAATTAATATCTGATAGATTAAATTTCGGTAATCAATTATTTGGATATTTTAAAATGAAGGGATATAAATTAATGAAACATTCATGGGAAGATGGTGAACTTATTAAGAACGAGATTAAAGAAATTAGAGAATTAAGAAAAGAAGAAGAAACAGGAAAAGAGATAGAAGGTATATTTAATTCTCCTGATATTACAGATGAAGAATACAAAGAAATTATGAATAAACGAAAAGAAGATATTACGCAAGAAGAAATATTTAAGTTACAAAAAAGAAATTTCAAAAAGTGTTATGTATTAGATGACATAAATAAAGATATATTAACAAACTATAAAGATATTAATGTAATGAAACATTATCATAATTTAAGTATTATCTTACCTGATGAAAAAGAAGGTATTGATACAAAATTAGAGAATGTCAGACAAGATCGAGTAAATAATTCGTATGTAATGAATGCATATGGAGATTTAACAATTAAAAATTCATACACCAAACATTTATGGGCAAATAAATTATTAACTTTACTAGGATTTAGTTTGATAGATTTAGATATTAGGATATCAAATACAGTATTAGAAGAAGTTATAGATAATGAATTTATTAAAGATATAGATAGTAGATTAGAATATTTTGTTCACAAGTTTAATTTGGCATTTCCAAAAAAGAAATTTCAAGAAATGGAATTAAAAGATCAAATAAAATTTATAAGTAAAATAATAGAAACTCAATATGGATTAACAATCATTAAAGATGCTGGTAATAATTATTATATAAGTGATAATAAGAAATGGGATGAATTATATGAGTATAGAACAAAGAAACCAAGTGCAGGTGTTAAATTGAAAGATAAGATTATTAAGAAAGAAAAGAACAATATTAATATTGATCAATCATGGTTTGAAGAATAAATTATTTTATAAAAGTTATATAAAATAATTAAGTATGTATTGTTTTAGTATGTGTAATTCCAAAAATCAGGATCAGAATCATAATTATTATTTTCAGATAAATGTGAATCATTTGAATTAATTGAAACTTCTGATTCATCGTCTGGAATATGATTATCAATATGTATATTTTTAAATTCATTTAAAATACCATCATCTTCATCTAATCTTAATATATTTGAATTATTTTCATCAAAATATATTTCTTCAGTTTCAAATACAATATCTTCTTCTGATTTATATTGATTAATTATATCAAAAAATATGCTATATGATTGTAATATAGGTTTAATACATTCAGTAAATTTACACATTCCATGATTTCTAGTTAGTGAAAGTTTTAGATCGTATGACCATTTAAGTTCATTTTTAATACGTTTTTCAATATATTTATTATTTTTTGTAAATAGAATACCTAATATAATAATTTTAGGTATTTCATACTCTTCATTATTATATTGGTATATACACATTTCATTATTATATTTTATATTACATTCTCGGTACAATTGATTAATACGATTATATAAATAATCAGTATAACCAAATTTAAAAATCCAATTATTTTTATAATTCATTGCTAATAAATATACACAAGGAGTTTCATCTAAATATCGATCAATATTTAGATTATTCGATTCAAGATATTCAGTTATTTCAGAAAAAATGATTTGATTTATTTCATTTTTTGTATAATAATTTGACATTTAATATTTAACGTAAATTATTTGATTGTAAATTAATATATATTCAATTTTTATACAATATTATAAAATAATTAAGTATTTTTATTGATAATATACTTTTTATATCTTAATTCATTAGAATCATCAAATTCATATATATCAGACTCCCATGTATTGTGAATATCATGTTCTGTACCATATTGTAAAAATTTGTCATATACAGTATAATCAAATTTAAGACTGTTTTTTAGTTTACTACGACAAGTTAAATTATTTTCTCTCATGATTGGTGGAAATTTATATTCAAAATCGATAATAGTATCGATTGAATTTGTCCACAAAATAACAAGAGGAATAATTTTAGGAATGTAATATTTGTTTGTATAAAGTTCATCACATTTCAAGAGTAGTTCTTTGTTTAATAACTTTATGTGTTTTTGGAGATTAAAACACCATCCGTATTTCAACGTCCATCTCTTTTTGTAATAAATTGCAAACAAATAGATGCATGATTTATTTTTATCTTCATCACGAATTTCATATAAAATTGCAGTATCAATAACTGAATTTAGTTTATATTTTGGCATAGCGAGTAGTGAATAATTTATACAGTATAATATACAATATTTATTTCAATTTTTATACAGAATCATCTTGTCTATTCATAAAATATGTTTTCATAAATGTATTCATTTCATTTTTAAATTTAGGATTCCATTCGAGTATATTATCATCACGTCGAATAAATAATTCAGAAATATTACTAAGATTAAGAGAATTGATTTTAATTTCAAACAAACCATGTCTAGTACTATATTGTCTATTATCAAGTAAACCATGAAATAAATGATATATATTTAAATTTATAGAACAAACAGGTGGTGACTTTTCTCTAGTTTTTAAATATTTTGAATATTCATCATTATATATTTTTGATTTATAAATAGTTGATTGTATATGAAACATGACATATTTATAAAAGATTGAATCACCACCACCAATAACTGCATATTCAAAAAATCCATTATTAATAAACCAATCTTTTTTAAATGCCCATGCAAATCCGGTAGAATAATTTACACTCGCATCAATACATGATTGTGCATATGAATATACAGTAAAATCGATATTTAAACGAAACGCAATATTATATGGTTGACATACATTGTATGTATTCAGAGTATTTGATATAATTTCATACCATTTAGGATTATCATACATAATATCAGCATCTAAAGTACATATTTTTATAATAGTATCGGGTAAAAATTTTAGTATGCTATAAATTAAATTTTCTTTATAAAACATGTAACTTGTTGTTCTATATTGAAATATATTATTTGCTCTAGTAAATAAGTATGGTTCATCATTAAATGCTAATTCAGCAATATAAAAAGGAATTTTACAAATTTCTAATGAATTTTTGACGAATAATATATTTTGAATAATACGTATTGAATTTGTGGGATTAAAATATACTAATATAATAGCCATATCTTTTATGATAGGTTCTTCATATTGTATTCGAGAATATTTTGTTATGATTGGTTTATCTACAATTGTAGATTTATTTGATAATTGTTTTTTAATAATAGTGTGTCTTCTCATATATATAGAATTATAATAAAAATATATCTATTAAGCTATAAATTTAATATATAAACAAAAATTCATTATATATTATAAATATAAGAAAATGTTTTTACTAACTAAACCAAACATTTATAATGCAACTGATAACGAAAGTAATCAAAATATAACTACAAATAACATCGTTTCGCTAGGAACATATGAATTACCGTTTACTGTAGATAATACAAATCAAGCATTACAAGATAAATTATCAAATAATAAAAATTCATTTCGGTTTTCAATTGATCAATTAAATTATATTCATTTATATGAATTAACAGAAGCAGAAGAAAAAATTAAATTAAAAGTATCAGTAGTACATCAAAATGCATATACTATATTTGTTCCATTTCGATTAGATTATATATGTAAGGATGAAAAATATTTTGATAAATATGTTACAATTACAAAATCACCATATTTACAAAATAGATTTATTGTTAATTTAAATATGTATATTAATAAAACGAAATTAGATGAAATATATGAAGGTATAATAGATAATAATACAACTTATACTGCAGTAAAAGATATATTAATATTTACATTAATGAATTGTAGAAGTATTTTACAATTATCTATTGAAAATATTAAAAATACTGAATATGGTCAATATATATTAACAAAACAATTTAATATTGCACCATTTAAATATCAATTAGAAAATGTAAATTGGTGTAAAAATGTAGAAAAATTATCAAATAAAAAAGAAGGATTGAATCTAATATATGGATTTGATGATCATATTAAGGTAGACAATTATCATTTATTAAATGATAATATATTATATTTACATGGTAAAGTTGTTGTAAAACCATTAAATTTTAAAATATTTAAATATTTTTGTCATGTACAAGGAGGATTATTATGTGATAATACTGGATTAGGTAAAACATTAACATTAACAGTACATATTATGGATGATGCAACAAAAGCATCTGAAATATTAACAGAAAGAGCAACTATGTTATTAAATTATAAAAATACATTAGAAGCATTAACACAATTAGATGATCCAACGCAAGAAGAATTATTAATTAATAAACTAGAAATTATTGATACTATTAATGAAGAATATAAATTATTGTATAATAATTATAAATTAAAAACAAATTGTAATTTATTAATTGTACCCGTACGATTATTACAACAATGGGAAAGTGAAATTAAATCATATTTACCATCTGCAAAAGTATATGTTATTAATACTGTTCGAGATTATTATAAATTATCATTAGAAGATATAGATAAATACACAATTGTTATCATTACAATTACATTTTTACAAAATGATAAAAAATCTACACATACATTTGATTTAAGTGATATATTATGGAAACGTGTAATTGTAGACGAGGTACATGAGATTTTTAATCAAGATGCAAATTCTCGCCGTAATAAATCAGTGATATATAAAATTAAAGGATTATACAAATGGGGTATATCAGCTACTCCAAATTTAGATTTAAATTGTAATGATATATTATCATTTTTAAGTAATGATTTATATTGGTACAATGAAAATAAATTTGCAGGAATAAGTAGATATTATAGAATTAGTACAAATGTAAATGATTATAGGAATTTCATAAATACGTATTATAAATATAATGAACCTAGTAAAGTAAACACTGAAATACATATACCAGATTTTGAAGAAAAAATAATCGAATTAGAAATGTCAAATATAGAAAAATTGTTATATAATAATGCAACAGGTGATAACAAAAGAATGATTGCACTATGTACCAGTTATAAAATTTCAAATCAAGATACATCATTTAGTGGATTTACAACTGTAAGTGAATTAAAAAATAAAATGTTAGAAGAACATAATAAGACTAAACAAACTCATATAACAAAAATAGAGAATCAGAAAAAGACAATTGCATATATTAAAGAATTAATTGAATGGTTTTACAGTGATAGAAAGACAATACCTGAACATATTAAAATAAATTATTGTGTAGTAACAGGTGAATATGATACACATGTATTACAAACAACAGAGGTGAATTTAATAACTGAAGCAATTGATCGAATTACTAAAAAGTTAGATTATAATGAAAAACATATTGCTATTATGGAAAAAGATCTAAAATTAATTCAAATGAAAGAAAAAATGATTGATAATTTTGATACGATGATAGAAGAAAAATTAAATGAACCATGTATGATTTGTTTTGGTAACTTTGATAGTGTAATGTTAACAATGTGTAATCATATGTATTGTGGTAATTGTGTAAACGAGTTATTTAAAAATGTACAAAATATTAAATGTCCAATGTGTCGTACACCATTAAATCGTGGAGAAATTAATAGTATTGTAGATAAAAATTTAAATTTAATATCAGGTGATGATATGAAAAAGAAAATTGAAACAAAAGAGCAAGAAGATATTACAATTCATAAGGGAGGAACAAAAATAAATGCAATTATATCATATATTAAAGAATGTAATGGAAAAATTATTATTTTTGCAACTGAAAAACAAACATTAGATTTAATTAGTGATGTATTATTTGAAAATAAAATAAAACATGTAACATTAAAAGGTAATGCATATGTTGTAAGTAAACAATTAAAAAAATTCAAAACAGGTGAAGAAAAGGTAATATTATTATCTGCAGATCGAGCAAATTCAGGTACTAATTTAACAGATGCAAGTCATATCATTTTATTAGATACACATTTAATTTTAGATTTAAAGAAAAAGAAAGATATTGAGAAACAGGCGATTGGTCGAGCAGTGCGATTAGGACAAAAAAACAATGTTCAAGTATTACGATTTATTATGAAAAATACAATAGAACAATTATATTTGAATAAAAGTTTAGAAAATTAAGTATTATGATTTTACAAAATCAAATCCCGGTAAGTAAATATTATTTGTGAATATAAATGAACTAACAAAAAATGCCATAACAATATCAATTGTATAATGTGATCGTGTTATTATAATCATAAATGCATATAATATATTCATAGTTACTAATAGAGGTATACTGGTAATGATACCTGATGTATAATAAAATAATGATAATAAATATATTACTGTAAAATGACCACTAAATATTTTATCATAACAACCACCATTTATTGTCTCATACCAAGTATGTTTATGTTTACATTTTTTATGTTTTGGTAAAATTGTTAAATTAATAGTAATATCTCTAATAAATAATATTAAAATTAACATACTTGCAAAACGTAATTGCGTAGATGTATTAAGAAATACAAATGGTAAAACATGTTGTAAGCCTACTAAATTTATAAGCCATTCTTTATCTGACCAATCAGGTAATAATTCATGAAAAAAATCATGAATTTTATTTTTATCATTATCTTTATTATTATCTTTATTTTTATTATTATAATATTTATTACCAGTTTTTTGTGCAGATTTATAACAAAATAAATGAATTATATAATAAAATCCAATATATAAAATAATTAACATATAATTGTTTTATAAAAAATTATATGTTAATTAAATATTTTGAAAACAGATAATAATGTATATTATTTATATATTTTGAATATATGAATAGTATAAAAATACCAATATTAGAAGTGGATAAACAAGATATTTTTATTACAAATAAAAATATCTGTATTCATCAAGAATACGATTATAATAAATATAAAAAAAGATATGCTGTTATTTCATCATATGAAGAATTAAAAAGATATTTACCTGATGATAAAGTACTACATGATACTGGAAGATATATATTAGAATATCATCGCATGGGTATATATGTTTCATTTAAAAATAGTAAATTAGTACATTTTTTATTATTAAATAACAATAATTATATATCACCTTATCAAAATAAAATTAAAATAGCAGATAAATATAAGAAAAATAAAAAATTTCGAATTACTCAGTGTTTATTACGATATGAAAATAATTACAAAGAATATTATATTGATTTTTATGTAATGGAATTATATTATTTTTTATTAAATTTATCAAAAAATAAAAAAGTACCTGATTGTAATTTTTACTTAAATCATAAAGATCAAGTTTTAATTAAAAAAATAAATAATATATATTATGATCCTTTTGTAGATGTAGTTGGTAATCAAAAATTAGATGATATTTGGCAGAATTGTAAATTAGGTAATTTATTTTCTTTTAGTAATGTAAAGGATTATTTAGATATACCATTTCCTACTCCTGATGATATTAGCAGAGTTTTAAATATATATACACCTGATAATGATAATTCAGGAAAATGTCAAAATAATTATTTAACAAATAAATTAAATATTCAATGGAAAGATAAAAAATCAGTTGCATTTTTTCGTGGTAAATCAACAGGTTGCGGTAATGATATTAATTCAAATACTCGATTAAAATTAGCATATTTCGATAGTAAATGGAATACAAATAATACAAATCAAATATTAGATGCTAAACTAGTTGATTGGGTATATAGATTAAAAAAATCAGAAAAAGACACTGAATTTAATAAAGTAAATATACGTAAATTAGAAAGTAAAGGTATTAAATTAAGTGAAAAAGTACCATTAAATGAAGTTTATAAATATAAATATCTTATAAATGTAGATGGTAATGTTGCTGCGTATCGATTAGGATTTTTATTAGGTACAGGTAGTGTTGTTTTAATTGTAGAAGGTAAATATAAATTATGGTTTCAACAATGGTTACAAGAAAATATACATTATATTAGTATTAAAGAAGATTTATCTGATTTAAAAGAAAAGATAGAATGGTGTATTAATCACGATGAAGAATGTCAAAAAATAGCAGAAAATTCTGTTAAATTCTTTAATGAAAAATTAACATTAGAACCAATATATGATTATATGATTAATACTATAAAACAACTATTATAAAAATACAAGTTTTTTTGCATGTACAACTCTATATGTACCATTAATTAATAATACATTTACATTATATTTCTTATAATCAACAGTTTTAATAATACCTTCGTAAGTGATAGGTCTTTCTTTCCATCCTGATGATGTATAGTATAGTTGATTTTCATTCCATACTACTAATGATTCTAATCGAATAATAGTATCCAAATTAGATTGGTGCATGTTGATTTTAGTGTTTGAATTATAAATATTACAAATATTTTTATTTTCAATTTTTACATCAAAATTGAAATATATATATATAAAAGTATATTTTATATATAAAGTATACTTAATTACATACATAAAAAATGCAAATTTATATTGATAAACTTAATAAATTATTAACAGATAATAAAGTAAGTGAATGTCATGGAATAAATCACGCAATTCAAGTAATGCATAATGCTCAACAAGCACTATATTATGGAGATTATAATTTAACTGATGAAGAAAAAGAAAGTGTATTATTAGCTGCATTATTACATGATGCAGATGATCGAAAATTTTTTCCAAACAATCATAATTATGAAAATTTACGAACTATTTTAGAAGACAAGCCAGATGAATTTATTCTTAATGTAATGAATATGGTGAATCTTGTTTCTTCATCTAAAAATGGTGATTATATTCCTGAAGATGTAAAAAATAAAGAATGGCAACTTATTCCTCGATATGCAGATCGATTAGAAGCTATTGGAGTTATTGGTATTGAACGTTGTTATACGTATGGTAAAGTTAAAAATCCAATTGCAAATTTATATTTAGACACAACAGAAAGAGGATTTACTGAATCTGAATTATGGGAAATTGCAACTATTGAACGATACAATTCATATACTGGTGATAGTGCTTCAATGATGGATCATTATTATGATAAATTATTACGTTCATCTGTATTTCCAATTAAAAATCCATATTTTGACAAAGAATGTGAAAAACGTCGTAAGCCAATTATTAAATTTCTACTATTTTTTAGTAAAAAAGGTAGTATTACAGATGAAGATACATTAGAATTTATTAAATCATATAAAGATGATTAAATAAAGATAGTATGAATAATAAAGATAAATTACATAAATCAAAAGAAATATTTTTTAATTTATGTAATAATAAAGTTGATTTAAATAATATTAATTTTATTGATAGTGTTGGTGCAACTCAATTAACATGGGCAATTATATTAGGAAAATATGATATAGTAAAATACTTATTAGAAAATGGGGCAGATACTCATATACGAGTATTTTCATTTGTATATCATATCATTGAATATGAATGGATATTAATAACTGCATTAAAGTTATTATCATTGATATTGCCAGAAAAAGTTAATATAATTTTAGATATAAATAAATTACGAAATATATTAAATGTTTTAAAAAATAACATGTATGTTAATGAAAAAGGTATTGAATTAAAATATATTCCACAAATTTGTCATGAAATATTTAAACATGATAATACACATAATATATTTTTAATACAATGGCGTACACAAGAAGAATTTAATGATAAAATGCGATTATCATTTTGGTTATATCCTAAAATAGCATCAACAAATAATAAATATATGCAAAAATTTTTTAAAGATCCTATTGTATTAGAAAATATACGTACACATATGTTATATATATTACAACATAATAAAAATATATATGCAGATATTTATAAATTAATACCAACAAGTACTACAAAAATAGAAGAACATCTTAATAAAGAATGGAATGATATTGTTATAACTGAATTTATAAATAATATTGTAGTTAAATCAATTTGTAATTGTATGTAATTAAGGAAAAATAACTTTCTTAAATTCTTTCATTTCATTACCACAAAAACATGTATGTGTTTGTTTCATTTTTTTATAATTCTTAATTGAAATCTTATAACATTTATCACAAGTTGTTAAATGATATCCACTATCATCTTCATTAATTGAAGGACAACTTGCAATTGTTGTTGCAACATTAAAACAGTCTGGAGTAATACACTTGTAATAATGGTCTGAATTTCGTTGATCATCAGTCATTGTAATTTTACGAATTGATGTAACATCTTGTTTGCAATAAGAACATTTATTCATAGGTGCAGATGCTAATAGTTTTTCAGCACAATCCTTGCATGAATAGCAGTGACCACATGAAAATACATATTCACGAATTTCACCACAGCAAATTGTACACATGCTAATATCATGTGTGTTATTTGTAGAAGTTTCATCATGTTCAACAGGTTGAGAAGGAGATCGACCACATACTGCACTCATTGTAACTGCTGCGGACATTTGACGAGATGAACCATCAGATGCAGCACGAAGCAAATTATCAATGTTAATTTGAGCAGCACTTAATGTTGTCTGATACAATTTCCGACCTTGTTTAATAGTATAATGAAACATTTCCATTAAAGATACATTATTAATTGGTGACAATGTCATATCTGTAATGAATTTCTTATTTTTATTACAAATATTATTAATTTTTCGAAAATATCCAATTTTATCACTGTGATTTACAATATTAGCAATATTAATACAATGACCAATCTCATTAATAATTGTAATCATCATTTGAATCTTAGGTAAATCAGAGGCATCCATATTAAATTTATCACTATCAGTTGAGTTTGTTGAACAATCAATAATAATTGACTGTTCAACATTATTCATATCAGTGTATTTAAGTTCTGCTTTGATTTTAGTAGAATCAATAAAATTTAATAGAAATAACTGATATGATTTCATGACTGTATATTTAATTGTGTACTTTACATATTCATCATCTGTCTCAACTTGTTCATCTTGTACTACAGGTTGAATAGGTGAAGATACATACATGTTATCATTAGAATTTGCAGGTTCATCCATTGATCCTGATTGATCAACGATAAAAATAATTGTATCTTTTTTAATAGACATATCAAGATTAATAGGATCATCTTTCTTTTTAAAAACAATTGTATTATCAAAAGTATACATGAGTAAATTATTTTGTTCTTTCGTATTAACTGGTGTAAATGCATCATAAATATCTTTCGTAATTTTTTCTACTTGAACTAATGTACCAACTTTAATATTATCTTTTTCAGTCATAAATGTGATTGTTGCATTTTTCCAAATATCAAGAGCATTCGAACTTTCTGAATCTGCCATTCGGGCAAGTAATTCATTTTGAATAATGTCAGCTGATTCACCTTCTACAGTATCACCTGTTTTAGACATCTTAGATAATGTTGTTTGATCAAAACAAGACTTATTACCAATACCCATTGTAGTTACATTATTCTTGAATTTAGTTAGGAATGATAATTCTTCAGTATTTAAATCTGTCGTATTACGACCATCTGATAAAAATATAATTTCAGGTGATGTACTTGTAAATTCAGGTACACATTCCAGAAATTGAAATGGTGCTAAAAAATCAGTAGCATTATTTGGTCGAGATTTATTAATTTTTGTAATAATATCATTATATGACAAATTATCATATAATACATAACGTTTTGTATAATTCTTCTTGATTCTTTCTTTACTTTCATCGCTAATTTTCATATTTGTAAGAATTGTAACACCTTCATTAAAAAGAATAATAACAATATTATTATTCTTTTTTTCTGCATATTTAGTATTCATTTCTATCGTTTTTTGACAAATTTGATAACGAGATGTGAAATCATATTGCTCACCAAAAGATATACCTGTAAAAGCATTTGCTCTTCCTGCCATTGTAACGTTTACAATTTAATAATAAATTAATATATTGTTAGTTTTTCAATTTTTATTAAAAAATATATTTATAAATTAATTCTACACGACAAACCGGACACTTCTCTAATCTAATACATTTGTCTATACAATCTACATGAAATTTATGTTTACATGGAGTAAGTTGACACCAAACACCTTTATTTTCATAACAAATTAAACATTCATCTTCTGGTTCATCTTTAATTAATTCATATGCATACCGGATACAATATTTTAATGCAGAAGGATCATTTTGAATAGCTGCCATACATATTTCAGGTGTTTGTTTTTTTACATATGTTAATGCAATACCATTATTTTGAACAGCTACCATACACATTTCTGATGTTTGTTCTTTTACATATGCTAATGCAAGACCTCTATTTTGAACAGCTACCATACACATTTCTGATGTTTGTTCTTTTACATATTCTAATGCATCACCATCATTTTGAACAGCTACCATACACATTTCTGATGTTTGTTCTTTTACATATTGTAATGCATAACCATTATTTTGAACAGCTGCCATACATATTTCTGGTGTTTGTTTTTTTACATATTCTAATGTATCACCATAAATTTGAACAGCTGCCATACACATTTCTGATGTTTGTTCTTTTACATATTTTAATGCATTACTATCATTTTGAACAGCTGCCATACATATTTCTGATGTTTGTTTTTTTACATATTTTAATGCATCACCATAATTTTGAACAGCTACCATACATATTTCTGGTGTTTGTTTTTTTACATATTTTAATGCAATACCATTATTTTGAACAGCTGCCATACATATTTCCGGTGTTTGTTTTTTTACATATTTTAATGCAGGACCATTATTTTGAACAGCTGCCATACATATTTCCGGTGTTTGTTCTTTAACATATTGTAATGCATCACCATTATTTTGAACAGCTGCCATACATATTTCTGATGTTTGTTCTTTTACATATTTTAATGCAGGACCATCATTTTGAACAGCTGTCATACATATTTCTGATGTTTGTTCTTTTACATCTCCTAATGCATAACCATTAGTTTGAACAGCTGCCATACATATTTCTGGTGTTTGTTTTTTAACATATTGTAATGCATCACTATGATATTGAACAGCTGCCATACATATTTCTGGTGTTTGTTCTTTTACATATTTTAATATAACACCACCATGTTTAAGAGCTACTATACATATTTCTGGTGTTTGTTCTTTTACATATTCTAATAGGCCTCCATCACACTGAACAGCTGCCATACATATTTCTGGTGTTTGTTCTTTAACATATTGTAATGCATTACCTTTATTTTGAACAGCTGCCATACATATTTCAGGTGTTTGTTCTATTACAAATTGTAATGCCTCACCATTTTGTTGAACAGCTGCCAAACATATTTCTGGTGTTTGTTCATTATTTATAAGAAGAGACATTTAATCAACACAATTGAATAGAATTTAAATATCTATCGTAAATATATTTATTTTCAATTTTTATTGCATACTATCTACTGATTTTATTATATTATTAATATTATTTTTAAATGGTATGTATTGAATACCATCTAAATCATAACTATTTAAAGTATACATTGGATAATGAGAAATTACAATTTTATTTGTACGTAGATCTAGGTTAGATAAATATTTTACGGATCCATGATGTAATTCATTTATCATATCAGGTGTCATTAATTTTCTATATTTATCATACATTTTTGAATAATATAGCGAATCCATAAATAATTTAGCTTGTTTTACATTACCCCAATAAGTACTTCCTACAATTTGTAAATCATGATCTGTCCAATGATAAGAAGAATTACTTAATACTTCTATATTATAATATTTACTACAACATATTTGTAATGTTTCTACTAATTCATCTACAGTATAATTTGTATTTTCATTGGATAATTCCATTATACCAGGAACATAAAATACTTTTTCAAAGTTTATAGATGCATACGTTAATAATTTAAATATATTATTATTAATGTAAGATACATTCCCTGATATAATTAAATTTGATTTTTTTGGTTTAATTAATTGTAATAATGTACTATCACTAAAATGACGTAAATATAAATTACCAATATTTTGAAATGTAACATTATTAAAATTATTTATTTGATGTAAAATATTCGAAAATCGCATTCATAAATTGTTTAGTTTCTTGATAAATATATAATTAAATATTTATATTTAAAAAATTATCTCATCTATATTTTATTAATTAATGCTAAAATGTTATCCTGACAGAATTATACAAAACGTCTCTCTCTGGAATAAATTTTTACCAAGTATAACACCCTATTATGCACTAAAATGTAATCCACATCCAAAAATAATATCAGAATTATCTAAATTACATATTAATTTTGAATGTGCAGCTATATCTGAAATTAAAAAATGTGTACCAACTAAAAAAGATATTATATATGGTCATCCTCATAAATCACCATTCGAAATTAAAAAAGCAAAAAATTGGAATATTCAGAAAATAGTATATGATTCATTAACACAATTAAAATTAATACATAAAATATATCCTAATTCTTTACCAATACTACGAATACAATCATGTGAAGAATTATCCAAAATAAAATTTAATCAAAAGTTTGGTGCATCTGACGAAGAATTAGATGAAATAATATATTTTCATAAAAAAAATAATTTTAATTTACATGGAATTTCATTTCATGTTGGTAGTAAATGTTATTACCCTGTGCAATATATAAATACAATGGATAAAATTCATGCATTAATTAATAAATATAATTTACAAATTAATTTAATAGATATTGGTGGAGGATTTCCATCTATAGACAATAATTTTACTAAAACAAAATTTATTGAACATGTACAAAGTATTGAAAAATATGTTAAAAAATATAAAAAATATACATATGTAGGAGAACCAGGACGATTTATAGTAGATAATGCATTAACATTAGATGTTAAAGTAATTAATAAAAAAATAAAATATATTAATGATAAAAAAGTATTTCTTTACTATATCAATGATGGTGTATATGGATCAATGAATGGTGTTATTTTTGATGGTAGACAAATCGAAGATACAAATAAAAATACATATGACACTATATTATATGGTCAAACGTGTGATTCATTTGATAAAATAGAATGTAAATTACGTGAATATGAAATAGGTGATACAATTCGCTTTGATAATTTTGGAGCATATTCATGGTCTGCTGCATCATCATTTAATGGATTTGAACGAGCAAAAATGAAAATTGAAAATTAATAACTTTATTATGTAAAAAATATATAATAAAATTAAATAAAATGGAAGATTCTAAAATCGTATCATGTGATGTTTCATTTGTTAAAGACGATAATATACGTGAAATGTTACAAGAAGCAATTGAGATAGTAGATAATACAGAAAATGCATGGGATTGGATATTAGATTATGAATTACCAACAGATGATAGTTGGACTTATACAAATAAAGTAAATGAAATATTTATGAAAATGAAATATACCCTAAATACAACTGAACAAAAGGTATTTTTATTCAAAACATTAAAGTCAATTGCTATTGATACTGATAAATGGATTAAAACATATAATGAAAATCAATAATTATTTGATTATTTTCTTTAATATTTAATGATAAATATATACTGAATCTAACAAAAATTGAAAAAATAATTACTTATTATGTTCATTACTATACTTCAAATGTTAATAGTCATCCAAATGTCGTTCAATATGGATGATTTCGTTGACAAACTCGTTGGAGTTAGGCTAAATCCCCACGCCCGACCATTCACACCCCAGACACCACTACAACCACCCCAACCACTCCAACTACCACAACCATCACCACCTCAGTCACCGCCGCCGCAGTCGCCGTCGCCGCCGCAGTCACCGCCGCCGCTGAACCCTGAAGATGAAAAACCGCTGAAGAACATGACAAACACATCACGTGGTATGAGAAAAAGAAAAAACAAATAAAATTATTTTATAAATTAAACATTATCATACCAACCAGTAATTAATCCATCTTTATTTTTATGAACTTTCAAATCGATAAATGTTGGTTTACCTTCTGCAAATCCATTTTGTTTACTTAAATCACGCAATATATTTTCTTTATTACTAAAAAATGGGTGACCAATAATTGGACCAGTAAATCCGTGACCAAGAGTTACACTTAAAATACCATCTACTTCGATAATGTGATTTTCATCAAGAATTAAATTATAAACTGTTGGCATATTAATATCTACAATATCAGTAATCATGTCAGGGTGTTTCCATTCATTATTAATTAGTACAGGGTGCCATGGAGTAATCCATAATTTTCCAAGTTTACACATTAATTGTGTACTTTTTTTAGTACCTAGTACAACTACATATTTAACAAGTGATGGACCATTTGGTGTCCATACGTACATATTGGGCTGAATATTTTCAATTAACATTAATGTATTATTTGCCATACGAACACATGTATCAGGTGACCAACAACCTCCACCAGCATTATAAAATGTAGTTGCAATATTCATAGTTGGTGATGGAGTTGATGATATAGTTGGTGCTAAATTTGATAAACCTGTTGGTTCAAGTGCTGACATATTACAAAAGATTGTTTCAGCATCAAGTTGTAATTTTTTAAATAACAATCCACCATAAATTTGAAGTCCAGGATCTTTAAAATTCATACAAATCTGATTTTCATGAGCCATAAGATAAGCACGAGAATAATGCTTACCCCATTTTGCCCAATATTTTGTTGCTAATGACATTTGACCTTCATTATCATTTCCTTCAGGTTCAAAATCTTGTATAATTGCTTTAATATTTGAATCTGAATTTGTTTTATATTTATCATAAAATTCTAGGTATTTATTAATACCATTATGACCAATACAATCTTTAATATAATTTATCATATCATATCTGAAATAATCATAATCTAATAATTTACAATTTGCAATACTAATTGGTGGTTCATCAATAAAATTAATTTGAATTGGTTCAATTTCAGAAGTAATCATATAATTTAATGGTTGACTATATTGAATTAATCCAGATTGAATAGTTGTACTATCATTATTTGAATATTTTATTTGAATCGTACGACTTTTTGAACATGTAGATAAAATTGTAGCTAACCAATTAATAAATACTGTACCAACCATTGAATAATCTGGAATAAATGCAAAATTACCATTACCAATTTTTGCAATATCTGCTAAAAGTTTACTATCTAATGAATATCCAAAACCAAATGTACTTAATATTCCAATGCGAGTTAGTAATTTAAATGATTCAACTTCTCCGCGAGGAGGGTGAATATTTGCTTCACCATCTGTAAGCAACGCAGATACAATATTACAATTATTAAATTCATTATTTGATGCAATTTTATTCATTAAACGTAAACAATCCCACATATTTGTACTACCATCTGCTTTAATTAATTTGATTGCATTTTCTGCTTTCTTTTTACCTTTGTCGGTCATTAATGTTGGCATAAGTGCAACATTTGCAAAATCACTAAATCGTACAATACATAATGTATCATTTTCTGTAAGTACATTAATAATTGTACGTAATGTGTGTTTTGTTAAATCTAAACGTGTAAATGTTTTATTATTTGATTCATTCATTTCACATACATTCATATTCATTGATCCAGAACCATCAACGCCAATAAACATACAAATACCTTGACGTTCACCTTGACGCGGTGGAACTATCGTAAAATTAATATTATAAATACTATCTTTTTGTTCTATTTTAGCAAGTAAAAAAGTTGTTTCATTAATAAATGGTTTATACATATTGGTATTATTTGTATTATTTGTATTAGATTGGCTTTTAATATATTCATCAATTTGACTTGCTACAATACGATTAGGAACAAGGTGTGAAATTGTAATATATTTACGACACCATGGACATGTATATGATTTACTATTAATAAAACTTGATTTATCACATGTATTACCACAACATGGAAAATGAACAGGTTCTTTCATAATTTCATATGTAATTGGACATAGAAATGAGTCGACAATTGCTTCCATTTTAACAAGTATTATAAATAAGATAAATATATATAAGATTATAATTTTCAATTTTTTTAATAAAAGTTAAAAATTATTATTTATTTAATACTGTATCTATTTGGTAATATTATTTAATTTATGAATATATTTTTGATATTTATTATAAAAACCACCAATATGTCTTCTTTTTTTACGAGGTAAATGAGATAAAGGACGTACACATTTATTAATACCAATATCTAACGTATTAAGATTAGGATTATTATAATTTTTAATTTTATCTTCTAAAAAAGGTCTTGGTTGATGTTTTCTAGTATTTATGATATTTGATTTAATAATTTTAATATCATTTCTATTTATTTCTAAAATTTGAGGTGTTCTTGAATAATAATTTTTTATATAGTTCCTTATAGACGTACTACTTTCATCTTCCGATCCTATAAAATCGAATGCTCTAGATACTCCTACATCTACACGATATAATAAATGATCATTTATATTATTTTCATGACTACATTCCATTGTAATACCAAATATTAATTTTTGTTCAATATCATATTCACCAGTTACAGCTGGTGGAGTATATGTTTCTATTATTGGATCATTGTCTATTAAATTTGTAAATGTACGATTTAATGGTTTTTCGTATCCTAATGTAGTTCCGGTAGAATCTGTTATATGAATATACATATTAGATGAATGATATTGAGGACAATGACCAATAATAATTCGCATATCTTCTGCATTTGGTTTAGGTTCTGGTACATCTGATAAAAATCTACGAATTTTGTTTAAAACATCATCACACATTATCTTACCCTTATTGTTAACCGTATCCTTAAATCTTTCATATATATTTTTATCATCACCCCATGTTCTATTCCATAATTCTCCATTTCCATTAAGTTGTTGGCTTTGTTTTGATATATTTAACATAATACTATTAAACGTAATACTATCTATATTTGGGTTATTTATACGTAAATTTATTTCTTCATATATTCCAAAATTTTTATGTTCTATTGTAGCATGTACAAATATATTATTATTTATTTTTAATAATAATCCAATACCATCTTCAAAAAGTAATTTATATCCAGGATTACCTACAGAAAATACTTTTGTTCTATCATAACCTCGATAATAATCTTTTAATTTTCCGTCAACTCCATTTACATATAAAGTATATGGTGGTACATATTGTAATGGAAAATCTACATCTAATATATTTTTTAGTTCATGATTTCCAAGTAATTTAAATATTTTAGAATTATGTGATATAGCTAATTTATTTAATGCATTTATAAATCGTAATATTTTTATTTCAACTTGGTCATATTCATGTTGTTCGTGACCTTTAATTTTACTAATATCTTTCGTAATAGATCGATATCCATCTAACATATCACCTACAATTACAACATATGTGTCTTCTCCAATCCATTCATAATTTAAATCATCTTTATAGTAACCGTCATTATCTGATATATCAATATTTAATAAAGCTTCCAGATCATCATCAGGGCATAATTGATTAAATTCAAATCCATCTTTCTTTCTAATAACTTTTGCACAATCTCTTAAACAAATTATTAATGCATGTATATCTGCATGTATATCAGAAAATGTAACTATTCTGTTAGTAGTTATTATATTTGTATTGTATCTCTCTATTGGTATTGGTGCTAATGTAGCAGCAGGTGCAGATCTAGATAATCTTCTTTTCATATATATACAATATATATAAATTTGAAAATTATAATTAAAGATATAATTACTTTATATGTAACTAGAATTAAATGCAAGATAACAATTTACCATGGGTTGAAAAATATCGTCCTCAAAGTATTAATGATGTTTTACACCCACCAATTGTTAATTTTATAAAAGATTTAATGACGAATGACTTTTTTCCTCATATGGTTTTTTATGGTGTTGCAGGTACTGGTAAAACTTCTACTATTTTTGCAATTACAAATGAATACTTTAAAGGTGAAGCAAGTAAGTATGTACTAGAATTAAATGCGTCGGATGATCGTGGTATTTCGGTAGTGCGATCACAAATTAAAGAATTTTGTCAGTTGCAAATCATAAAAAAACCTGAAATAAATATTAAATATAAACTAGTTATTTTGGATGAAGCAGATGCATTAACAGATGATGCTCAAGGTGCATTAAGAAGAATTATAGAAACATATACATTCAATACACGTTTTTGCTTAATTTGTAATTATTTATCAAAATTAATAGATGCAATATTATCACGAAGTGTAGTAGTTATATTTCCTAAAATTACTGATAAAACAATGAAACTTGCATTAACAAATATTGCAAAAAAAGAAAATCTAAAGATATCAAAAGATCAATTAACAAATATTATATTTTGTTGTGATGGTGATTTACGTAAAGGTATTAATTTGTTACAAAATATAAATTTATCAAATAATTATTCGTCATTAGGATTACAATTATCTAGTATAAAAGACTTGATAAAATATTTACAAACTCATTCCTTAGTAGAATCACATGCGGAAATATTACGTATTCGACAAATAGAAAACTTTTCTATATCTGATTTTCTAGATAAAATATCAAAATACATATTAGATAACTATATTGATAATCCTAAAATAATTAAATGTATACAACAATTAGCACAAATAGAAAAAAATGTATTAATTGGATCTTTAGAGAAGGTTCATATTACTGCTATTGTTGCTACATTACAAACTTTTTTTTAAATTAAATATTCTTTACTGCAGAAATATTATTGGGTTTGACGTATAAAACTTTTTCAAAATAAAAAGTTCTTCTTCCTTTTTGTCGTTCTCGTGACTTGGAAAACATTTACGACACACATCACTCCAGATACGCCGTTTGCAGTGTAGACATTTTGGATTCTTTATAATATATCGTTCAATTGTTACAACACTAATAGTGTTATTAAATTGAACTTCTTTTATGATTTTGTAACCCTCGCGGTTACAAATAATGTCATTGTCTAAAATGACATTATCATCGTCGACCGGCGCGAGCACAGCCTTCGCCTCAGCCCCAAGTGCAGACACAGTAGCAGACGCAGCAGCAGACATAGCTTGGTAGATAGGAAATGATGCACATTTTTGAGAGGTATTTGTGTTTTCTTTGATTTAGTGCGTACTTAAAGATAAAGGAAATAACAAGCATTTTTTTTTTCAATTTTTTATTATTACATAAATTTATAATATGAATAACTAATATAAAAAATGAAAATTTTATTTAATAAAAGAATTGTACTATTATAAAATAAAAATGACTACTGAACATTTTTACTCTGATTGGATTGAAAAAGCATTTGATAAAAAACACTTTATATACAATCCAGAAAAAAAAAATTATAAATATAAAAATTTAACAAAACCAAATAATAATTATAAATTTGTGTTTGATCCTATAAAAGATGGTGTTAAAAGAGGTGATTTAATATGTTTTACTAAAGATGGTATTAAAAATCGAGGTTATCGTAATGAAGGTGTATATATATGGGATGGTTCAAAAATGTGTAATTTGTATACTGAAATTGATGATTATGGATCAGTGCCACCTGAATTTAAAGTAGGTAAGGAATTTCCACCAGATTATTGGATTTATAAAATTGCTCATAATGATATTGTATGGTTAGAAGATGATTTATATAATATTAATAATTATGAAATAATAGATAATAATAGAATTATAGTTTATACTAAAGAATATAATTATAAAATTATGATTTATCATTCTTTTTTTGATGACTATCCTATTAAACTTAATAAATATAGATTATCTATAAATAATAATCAAATACAATTAATTACAAATTATACTTGTAATTATAACTTGTTTAAAACAATATATAATATATCAATTAAAGATAGCAGGATAAATCAAGATGAAATAATTAATTATATTAAAAATAATGATACATTTGTAGACAAAAAAAATGATCAACATTATATTAAATATAACAATATAGATTATCTAATTGAACTTACATTTATACTAAAAACAAATGAACAGTTGTTTGAAGAATTACGTGAATGGTTTATAAATGAAAAACCATATTTAGAATATAATTTATCTACAAATTTATTTACGAAAGAAATATAAATTGAATAATATCATGTTCATTACTAAAAAATTGAAAAATAAATTCTCTGTCATATCCATTATTTTTATTGTATCAAGAATATTTAGAAAACAAAATGTTCTTTAAGAACGAGCCAGTTTCAAATAATGCCTACTTTGCTGTTCCTCACCTTCCCAAGCCCATAACTGCCAAAAAACTTGGTAACATGCGGTCACCCCTTGAAGATGCACTATTAGAAGTGGTCTTCAATGGAAAAACACGAGACAATGATTTGTCTTTGTACTATGAACGAGCAAAAAAGAAGAAAAAAAATGATGACGAAGTCGACCTAGATTGCGGTGCCGACTTTGTCTTCATAGACGCAGATGCTGAGGAGGAATTTGCAGAACTTCTAGACGTCGAGCTGTACGATGAAGAAAAGGAAAAGGCAAAAAAGAAAGATCATCGACCTAAATTGACCGATACACAAATTGCTCAACACCATGAAAAGATCGCAGACATTCGTCATGGGTTGGAAGCAATGAAGGTAATGGAAACGATGGATCCATTAAAGGTCAAGGAGGCACTCGAGACATTGTCATCCGATGAAGAAACATCTGATGATTCATCAGACGACGATGATTAATTTATTTACTAAAAAAATATAAATTGAAATAATATTATTTTATTATTAATAATATTATTATAAATTTAACTATGGTATTTAATAGATATAATTCACATGTATTAGTTACATTTCATTATTCATCATTTGAATTTGTTGATACATATGAATATTTTGATGATTTACAAATGGCATATTTGAGAATAGTAGAATATATAAAACAAAATCCAGATGATTGGGATCAATTATTATCTTTCACAGAATTTGCTAATATATTAGATGAAAATACATTAAGAAATTATGATAGATATATTGGAATTAATACACCAACAACACAAATTATTGTTGAATATATAGAAGAATAAATTTTATATAGTATTCAAATTAGGTGGCATTATTTCTACCCAATGTTGTATTACACCTTTATGATATTCGTTATAAGCACATACTTGTTTTTGCAATTCATCAAAAGTTATATCTAACCATGGGCCATAACCTGTATATTGAGTTCGTAATACACGCCAACATATGCGAACTTGTTTTGATTGCATTTGATGTGTTTTTGTTTATAGTGTTGTATTACTAATTTATAAATTTATTAAATAATTATTTTTTCAATTTTTTAAATCAAACTATTAAACATATTTAAATAAGCAGTTTTACCAATATCAGTCAAATATTTTTGTATCTTTTCTTTCTTTTGAGTAAAATGAATTTTAATTACTTCTTCAAATCCTTCTTCGGGATACTTTAATTGATTAATAATTGCATATCTAATTGTACCATCTTGAATATCTTTATTATAATTTAATGCTTGAATATTTTCTTTTGCACTTTCAATACTTTTTTCACGACCAGGTTCATTATACCATGGATCTTCACTAAATACCATTGAATAAATACTCATAATTACTTGAAATAATGTAGATCCAGTACCTAATTCATTTGGTGGAATCCATTTTTCGGATGCAGATTGACCACCCCATGTACCTAATAAAGACAAACATACTTTACCACATGCATATAAGTTTGGATTAAATCGAAAATTATTTTTACGTGATGTACTATGACTTACAATAGGCGGTCCATTTGGAAAACATGGTGGAATAAACACATCAAATACAAAACATCCAAATTTATATGGTGTATCTTCATTAGGAATCACCATGAATTTAAATAGAGAAACATTATCAGTATCTTGACAGAAGAAAATTGCACTTTCTTCTGTCAATGGTAATGACGATGATATAACTTTATAATGTTTCATAATTACCATTGGTGTTTTAGCATTTCTAAAATTAGGAGCTTCTTTTGCATCTTTTATAAAATGGTGTTTTTCTTGAGAAAAATATGGATAATTATTAACTTGTTTATCTTTCAATGCTAGTATATAATTATTTGAAATAACAGTATTTAATTTGATTAATTCTACTTTTTTTAATAATTCGATAATTTGTTTGGATATATCAGAGTTATTATTATTTGTTTGAAATTCTTGAATAAATGGTATATTAAATTTCATGTTAAGACATATCATGATTTCAATAATTTGTTTAATTGTATTATAATATTTTTCATCTAATGCATCATATTTTTCTAATAAGTCTATCCAGAATTGATGAAGATTGAATCGTGTATATAATTCGAATAGATCTTTATTATCTTTATTATTTTGAATAAAATTATAAATATTTTCTATGATTTTATTATTTTCTTCTTTTATTCTTATTTCATTTGTTAAGTATGCATCTACATCCCATTTTGTATTACTACCTCCATATCCAATTCCTACATTCTTTGGTTTAGATTGATTTTCAATAGTAATATTTTCATTACTTGTTATATTACTAATTTTGATACGAAAATTATTATTTTTTAACAATGTAATTAAATAGTTTGTAATTTCTGAATTTAATTTACAATCTAATGAATAATTTTTCAAAAAATGTTTAATACGATTTAGAATATAATCAATATTTTTAATTTTATCAGTATTACGAATATCTAAATCTGGATGCATAATCATTTCATACATATATACAGGATCAATTGCAGGTGATATTAATATATCAGGTGTAACTAATGGATAATAATTTTCATTTAATTTTAATGTTATTTTAAGATCTGGAAATTTTTCAATCATATTTCCCACTGTAAATGTATAGATATCATGAATAATAAAATTGTTTTGAAATACGGGTTCATATATTTGTTCTAATTTTTGTAATTCACGAATAATTGATAATGCAACTTCATTTGGTGAAAAAATAGAATCTTTCTTTTTTTCACCAAATTTAATATTTAGTAGTTCATCTATATTAATACAACTTTTCTTTTTAATACTAGTATCTGTTTCTAAAGGATAATAGATGAAATCTGCCATATTTAATTATAAATATAATTAATACTTTAATAAATAATTTCTTTATCAATTTTTATAGAGAAGCATGGATCCATCTTTTTGGGGTAGATCTACTTGGAAATATTTACATACACTTACTTTTGCATATCCTATGAATCCTTCATCAGAAGATAAGATAAAAATGGTAAATTACTTTAATCAATTACCTGAATTTTTACCTTGTTCGGATTGTGCAAATTCATTTAGATTATATTTACAATATATACCTATACATGAATATGTTGATAATACATATAGTTTAGTATATTGGTTATATACTATTCATTTTATTGTCAATAAAAAATTAAAGAAAAAAAATATAAATTTAAATAGTGTTGTTTGTGAATATATAGCTCATAAAACATCATGTGATACTAATCCAGTTGCAAATAATACGGGTAAATGTATTGCACCACCTACTAATAAAAATACTTCGAAAAATACAGAATTTATACTTGGTTGTAAACAATATTTGAATAAAATGAATGGACATTTGGAAAAATTGATAAATGATTATCCTACATTACAATGAATAGTATATAAAAATAATTTCTCAAGTATTAGTATGTTGTATATCAAAACTAAATATAATAATGAAAATGGAAAATTTGAATCATATATATGTACAGAAGAATATGATGAATTAAAAAAGAGAA